ATGTCGCGTTTCATCAACTGGATCCTGACCGCAGTCGCTGTCACAGCCTGGGGAGCGCTCGTCGTTGACGGCATCCATCCTGCGGACCTGTTCAACGAGGACGCCACGATCCTGCTGTGCATCGCCGCCTGCCTCCCCTCCGTCGTCGTGGCCATCCGACGACACACAGCCCGCATCAAGACCGTGCTGGCGGCGGAGTTCGCCGCCAGCAGGGCGGACACCCGGCAGGCGCTCGATGAGCTGGGCGACCGGCTGTGTAAGCGCACCCTTGAGGCGGCGATGGAGACGCTGCTGCGGGCGCAGGTGGGGGCCACTATGGAGCACGCCGACCACGTGGCCGACCGGTTCCGGCTGACTGACACTGGACCGTTCCGAATGACCCGTTGAGCGATCAACACCCTCACGAAGAAGCCCCGGCCGTTCGCCGGGGCTTCTTCGTATGCGCGGGTGGTCAGGCGCGCCCGAACGCCTTGCGCCGCAGCAGCATGTACAGCTTCAGGAAGTCCGCCGCGGCCTGGGGGGTCATGTCGTCGGCGGCGAGGACCTCCATCACCTTGGCGTCGCGGTGGTCCTCCAGGTCGGTCAGCTCGTCCTCGGTCGCGACGCCGTGCTGAACGAGCAGCTCCCCGATCGTCGGGATCTCATCGGCGGGTTCGGGCTGGCCGCCGGCGGCGAGCGCGTCGAGGCTGCCGCGCTTCCACTTGAGGGCGTCTTCGAGCAGGGCGCGGGTGAGGTCGCGTGCGCCTTTACGGCCTTTGCGGTACTCCCGTAGGAACGCGGTGGAGACCCCGGCCTTAGCCGCGATCTCGTCCCACGACAGCCCGAGCTCGATGCGGCGGGCGTTCATCGTCGCGTCGAGTGGCGTGGTGGTCTCCACGGTGGTCTCCGGTCTGTGGTTGCGCTCCGATGTGCGCAACATACCGCAACATTGCTGTTCGGTCTCCATCAGTGTCGCGATCGTCACGTCCTGCCTCCCGGTAAGGTCGATATATCGGTTGCGCAAGGTTGCGCATCTGCTCTGGTTTCGCTAAGTTGCGTTCATGCCTAGCAGACGAAGACTCAGCCTCCCGTTCGACGGCGGAAAGGCCCGCACAGTCCGCGAGCGCCAGGGCCTCCGCTTGAGGGACCTGTCCGACCGCACCGAGAAGGCCGGAGACCGCATCGCCGTGAGCCTGCTCTGCCGGTACGAGAACGGCGAGTACCACCCCAACGCGCGACGGCTCACGATCCTCGCCAGCGCACTCAACTGCACCATTGACGATCTCCTGACACCGGCCAGCGAAGACGTACGCGAGTGTGCCTGATGGCCGCCCAAACGATCAATCATGATCACGGGAAGGTAACAACTCCATCCCCCCGCCGCCACCTCACCCCCGAGGAACGCGCAGCCGCCCGCAAGGCCGAACTCGACGCCTTCGCCGCCCGCGTCCTCGCCCAGGCCCCACCGCCTTCGGAGCGGCAGCTCGCCACCCTCCGCCGGCTCGCCCGCGGTGTCGAAGTCCGCCGGGACGCGGCATGACCGCCTCGTCGCCTTCTGAGGCTGCCCCGCCTGCGGTGCTGGAGACGACGTTCGTGTGTTCCCAGGGCCGCCCGCATCTGATCACGCAGGGCTGCACCTGCTCCCGCTCGTCCCGCTGAGGACGACGGCGGGCCCAACCGTCGCACCGGTCAGGCCCGCGTGACCCAGCTCAACATCACCCATTCGACTGAGGAAGGAGCCGGGACTTTGAGCATCATCTCATTGCCCGAGCCGACCACCAGCAAACCCCTGTTCGACCTGTCCACGGACGACGCCCTCGCGTTCGTCACGACCCTGACGCCCGCTGAGGCGCGGTCGATGCTGATGGAGCTGCTCGGCAGGGACGAGGACGCGTTCATCACCGCGATGGAGCGGGTTGAGCGGACGCGAGCCCGGTACGCCGAGGCGGTGACCCGATGAGCGACCGTGCCGCAGAGATGATCGAGAAGGCGCGCGCCACCATGCGCTCCTGGGCCCTGATCGCGGACTTCCTCGACCACAACCGGGACATCGCCAGCAGGGCGACCTGCTACCGGGACGCCGTCCTGGTCTGCCTCAACCTGGAGCCTGACCCGGTCACGGTCATCGCGGAGTACGCGAACCGCGCCAGCGCGACCGGAGCCCGGATCGAGGCCGACATCAACGGCAAGCACTCGGGCCTGAAGGCGTGGTTCGGGGAAACCTGCATCAGCTTCTACGCGGAGTCGGAGCAGGTGTGTGAGGTCGCTCCGGGTGTGCCGTCGCTGGCAGGTCCGCTGGCCGCCCTTGTGTCTGAGCCCGCCGCGTCCTCGGGGGAGACCCGATGACCGCGACGACCACCAACCCCCGCACCGCAGCCATCGCCGCCCGCGAGACCGCCCACACCGCGTACCAGGCGCTCGCGGCGCACGCCCGCACCTGCCGCTCCTGCACTCCGTACCCGTCCCGCGGCTGCGTGGAGGGCCGGGAGCTGGAGCGGGACCTGAACCAGGCGATCCTCGCCGCCCTTCGCGCGTGCGAGGCGTACGCCACGACCGGCGACCAGGTCACCTACCACGGGTCGAAGAGCGACTGTCACGGCGCGTGGACCGTCCACGGCCCCACTGCGGGGACGTTGGGGGCGGCGTACACCCTGACTCGCGACGACGACGAGCGGGTCCTGTCCGGGGTCCGCATCGAGTCGATCACCCCGGTCGGGGGTGCGCTGTGACAGCCCTGCAGATCGAGACCACCGCCGCCGAACGCCTCGAAGACCTCGCCGTCCGCTACCTCAACGAGGACTGGACCACCAGCGACGAGACCGAGCTGTACCACTTCGCCCACCACGACCGGGCCGAAGAGGCGATCTGGGCCCTGTTCGAGGACCTCGCCGAGGCCGTGCGGCTCCGTAACGGCGTCGGCGACGGCACCGTCCACTGGTCCGCGGTGTGTGACGAGCTGACCGGCTGGGACCCGTCTGAGGCCGCGTGGGAGATCGCGCAGGAGCGGGTGGACGAGTTGACGTACTCGCTGCTGTTCGGGAGGACCCGATGACCGACACCCCCATGAACGCCGTCCAAGCGCTCGCCAAGGTCAAACGAGCCGTCGGCGCCGTCGCCAAGAAGGACCGCAACACCCAGCAGGGATTCGCCTTCCGCGGCGTCGAGTCCGTCGTCAACGCGGTCGGCCCCCACCTCGACCGGATCGGCGTGGTCGTCATGCCGGTCCTGGAGTCCAGCACCTATGACACCGTCGAGGTCGGTAAGAACCGCACCCTGATGGGCCACGTCCGGGTGGAGGTCACCTACCGCTTCTACGGCCCGGACGGCACGTCCTACGTGGACGCCCGGGTGCCCGGCGAGGCGATGGACTCCGGAGACAAGGCGGCATCCAAGGCGATGGCCGTGGCGTGGCGCACCGCTCTGATCCAGGTGTTGAACCTCCGCACGCTCGACCTCGAACCGGACGCCCAGTCCTACGAGCGGTCGGCACTCGCCACTCCGGAGGACTACCGGGACCGGGCGCTGAACCTCAACGCCACGAAGGACGACCTGCGCCGCCTGTACGCCGAGGTGTCCCGCGCCGGCCACATCCAGACGGCGGTGGTGGACGAGCACGGCGACCAGATCAGCCTCGGGCACCTGATCCACCGCCGGGGGCAGGAAGCGCCGGACGGCCTGCCCCGTAACAAGGACGGCTCGATCAGCCGGTCGAAGGCCACCCCGGAGCAGCTCGAAGCGGTCGGCACCATGACCCCGCAGCAGATGCGGGAGCACAACAAGCTCGTGAAGGACGTCACCGAGTCGGCCCCGGCGGACCGGACCAAGGACGCCGACCTGTTCGACCAGTGGGCGAAGCAGCCTGAGCCGCCCGCCGCGAACGGTAAGCGGGGTGGCCGGCAGTGAACGCCACCCTGACCGTGGTCCGCCAGCTTGGGCAGCTCTCCCGGGAGCTGGACAAGGCCGTCGAGGAACTCGGCAAGGCCGAACTCGAAGCCGTGGACGCCGAGGCCGACTACAAGGTGGCCTACTCCAAGGCGTTTCGCGAGGCCGAGGGTCCGGTGGAGGACCGTAAGCAGATCGCGACCGCGCAGACCGACGACCTGTTCCGGGTGTGGGGCAAGGCGGTCGCGGTGGTCCGGTTGCAGCGGGAGCACATCAAGGCCCTGCACGCGCGTATCGACGTGGGCCGGACGATTCAGTCCACGGCGCGGGCTGAGATGGCGCTTGCGGGGTCGGGGGTGACTCCGTGAAGCCCGGGAAGCCTCTGCGCCGGTACGCCCGTCTGGAGCGTTCTACGCCCCTCACGGGCGGCACCCCGCTCAAGCGGACCCCGCTGCGGGCCCGGTCGAAGAAGCAGGAGGCCAAGTACCGCATCCGCCGCGGCCTGGTCGCCGAGCTGCTCGCCGAGCGGCCAGTGTGCGAGCGGTGCCACATGGCCCGGTCCACCGATGTCCACGAACCCCGCATGCGATCCCGCGGGGCGGACATCACCGACCGCCGCGAGTGCGTGTGCCTGTGCCGCGACTGCCACAACCATGTGCACGCCCACCCGGCAGAGGCGACCCGTGAGGGCTGGCTGATCCCGTCGTGGGAGGACCTCGCCGAGTGCGGCGCCCACCCCGCGTCGGCGGCCTGCCCCGGCTGCACCGCGTGCAAGCGCTGCGGTCCGTGCGGGTGCGAGCTCGTCGCCGGCTGGCAGCAGAGGACCCCGGCGTGACCCCCGTGGAGGACATGTCCGGCGGCCCGTGCGGCTGGTGCCACCACACCCACCCCTCCGGCGCCGAGTGCGTCACCGACCCCCAAACCTTCCGCCCCACCGAAGAGGAGACCACCGATGAGTGAGCACGTCGCCAACGGGTGCCACTGCGAGGAGCCGCCGGAGCCGCAGCCGCTCGACCTGGACAAGCTCCAGATCGCGCACGACGTCTACCGCCGAGACGGTGAGGAGGGCAATGGGCCCCAGGCCCAGACGTACCTCCTTGACGCCGTGCCCGGCCTGCTGGCCGAGCTGCGGGAGGCCCGCGCCGAGATTGAGTGGTGGCAGGCCCTACCCACGCGCGATGAGTACGCCTGCGCCGTCGGCGGCAAGAAGCACCCCGACGACTGCACCCAGGTGTGGCACACCGGCGACGCGGACGAGGCGCTGAGGTGGGCCGACAACGGCACCACCGGGCGGGCCTGGACGAGGGCCATCGCCCTGCACCCCTGGGTCGAGCTCTCCGCCGAACCGCCGTTTTGACCTTCCCCGGCTGCTCCCTCCCCGGGGGCAGCCACCCCCGCACCACCCGATCAAGGAACCACCCCCGCGAAAGGCGCGACATGAACACCACCGTCCTCGAACACCCCACCTTCACCCCCGCCCCGCTGACCGACCCCGCCCGCCGCTGGCTGACCTCCCGCTACCAGACCGACGAGAAGACCATCGCCGCCCTGGAGGCGGAGCGGGCCCGCCACATGGCGGAGGCCGCCGCCCTGGACGTCCTCATCGCCGACATGCAGGCGGAGCAGCAGGTGCGCGCGGCCCGTCTGGGTGGGGTGGTGTCCCTGCTCCCCGCCGTGGACCTGGCCGACGACGAGGGGGAGTTGCCGGTTGAGGCGGAGGCGCACGCCGCCGCCTCGCAGCAGCACCGGGAGCACCCCTACGCGCAGAGCGAGGGGGCGGCGTGATGGCCCGGCACACGCAGGCCGACCTGCACCCCACCGACTGCCTCGACTGGTCCCGCGAACCCGTCACGGTGCGGGCCGCTTACGACGACTGGCTGGCCGAGCACCCCGCCCCGGCACCGCGTGTGGTGCCCGCGAAGACCCGAACCCACAGGAGCACACGATGACCGCCCCTCTGTCTGACGAGCGCCTCGCCGAGATCCGCCGGGACTTTTCCGGCGGCGTGATGGGCGCCGCGACCGTTTTCGAGCTGCTGGCCGAGGTCGAGCGGCTCCGCACCGTCGTCGCCCGCGCCCGGGACATGCACTGGCGGTTCGACATCTACGACATCTGCGGCTGCCGGGAGCACGAGGACGAAGCCGCGACGGTCACCCTGTCCGACGGCGAGGTCGTGTGCCGCAGCGGCTACCAGTACTCGATCTGCCACGAGTGCTGTGCCCCCGGCGACAGTCAGACGGAGGAGTGCGTGGACAACCACGACCACTCCGAGTGCTGGCCGTGCCCGACCCGGAAGGCGCTGGACGAGACGCCCTCGCTCGTGGGGAGCCCGTCGTGACGGCGACCCGGGAGGAGCTGCTCCTCGCCGCCGAGTTGCAGGAGGAGTACCACATCGCGTGCTACGCCGAGTGTGGGCACGACAAGGAGGCGGACCGGCTCCGGGCGTTGGCTGCCGCTCTTCCGCCCGTCAGTGTGGCTCTCAGCCCCGCGGGGAGCCTGTCGTGAGCCGCCTCCGCCGTGGCCGCCTGTCGGTCTACCTCGAACCACGCGACATCTGGGTCGGCGTGTATGTCGCCCCGGCCGCCCTGTACGTCTGCCCGCTGCCGCTGCTGGTCCTCAAGTGGGACCGGAAGGGGAGCCCCTCATGAGCGGGGCCGAGCTGTACGAGCACCTCCGGGACGACGGGGCGTGGGGCGCAACCAAGGCGACCGCCGCCATCGTCGGCGTCCTCCTGCTGATCTCCACCCTCGTGTGGCTGTGGGAACGCCGCAAAGCGCGCCGCATCAACGCCCAGCAAGGCATCGAGATCTACCCACCCGACCGGACCGAGCAGATCCTCCGGGACGCCCTCCGAGAGGACCCCGACGACCTCACCCGCGACTGGCAATGGCCCTGATCGCCACCATCGCAGCCGCTCTCGTCCTCGGCGCGGTCACGGCCGCGCTCCGCCTCCTGGCCGCCCGAGGACTACGCCCCTAACCACCCCACCACTGCCCTTCGGAAGGAGGGACCCCCGATGACCCGCAAGCCCAAGCCCGCCCAGGGCTTCACCCCCGAAGAGTTCGAGGCCGTCGTCTCGATGATCCGCAGCGACGCCAGCCTGCGCGCCGACATCGAGACCATCACCGGCCAGAAGCTCGACGGCAAGACGCCCAGGCAGTTGTTCGACCTGTTCCGCGCCATCAACACGGCCGCCGAAGTGCAGAACGCCGTCGTCCGCTACGGACGCGCCCGGCAGGCAGTGCGGCAGACCCGCATCGAACTGCAGGACCTCCCGCCGGCGGACATGCCGCCGACGCAGGCGGCGTACGTGCAGGGACTGCAGGAACGCCTCGACGTGGTCAAGGCCGAGAACCAGCAGTTGCGGGCCGCGAATGCCGCCCTGAGGGCCGGAACGGTCCACCCCATCCCCGCCCGCACCATCAAGGGAGAAGTTGCGTCATGAGCGCTCTCGACGTGTTCGGCGCATTCGGCGCCACCGACGAATTCCAGAGCTACTACGTGCACCTGCGCGTCATCGACAAGATCGTCGGTGGTATCCCGTCCAGCCCCAGTGTCATCAAGGGCTGGCTGAAGACCCGCATGGAGCTTGGGGACCGCGACCTGCAGGAGATGGTCGACAAGACCCTGGTCGAGCGGTTCCCCGACCGGCAGCCGTCCCCGGACGAGCTGGCCGACGCTCTGATGGAGACCGACGCCGCCCCCTCGGTGAACGGCTTCAAGCGCATCCCCGGCACTGGGGAACTCGCCTACGAGGGCCGGTGCATGAAGGCCGCGATCAAGGAGTGGGCCAACAGCGCCTACCCCGGCACGGAGTGGCCGGGCAAGGGCGACGTCGCGAAGGGCTTCCGTAAGGGCCTGATGAGCACGCTGGCGGAGCGCGTGTTCGTGGACGAGGTGTTCATCGGCCTCGGCGTGACGGAGCCGACGGGGGTGGAGGAGCGGATCAAGCACGTCATGACCCCCCAGGGCCCCCGCTCCAGCATCAACCGGGTCGAGTACGTCCAGGGGGCCGAGCTCCACTTCACCCTGCTCGTGCGGGACGACTTCCTCCCCATGCAGGCGTGGTCCCGCATCTGGCAGAGCGGCGAGCAGATCGGCATCGGCTCCGACCGGGGGCGCAGCGACGGACGCTTCGAGCTTCTCAAGTGGGAGCGCGGGGGGGCCGCCAATGCCTGACCTTCCCGCCTGGGCATGGGGCTGCTTCTACGGCCTCGCTGGGGCCGCGAACGCCACCTGGTACCTGCCTGAGCTGCGCCGCAACCGGGTCCTTCAGGGCCGGGTCGGCTCGCTCGCCGAGGTGCTGGAGCCGCTGTTCACGCCGGCGTTCGTCCGTGGCCTGTTCGTGACGTCGATGGTCCTCGCCTGGCCCGTGGCCCTGCTCGCTGCCCTGATCTGCGACGTGCCGGGCCACGGCAAAAACCTCACCGACGACGAGCGCACCGAGATCGAGCGCTCCTGAAACGCGTAGGGCCCCAGCACACGGCTGGGGCCCCTCCCATCAACTGACTGTACCCGGAGGGTTCTGGTGAACGTCTGCGACGCCGCTCGTGCGGCTAGCCCATGCGACTACGCGAGCCTGTTCAGCCCTGCCTCCGCCTCGCGCCGACAGTCCACCCCACCGCCGTCCTGGCCCGACCTCGCCGACAAGCCCAACCCTTCCTTCGCTTGCCGACAGTCCATCCCACGCCCTACCTCAGCGAGCCCCTCCGACATACCGACTCCGCACCGTCCGTGCCGCCCCGACAGGCCCAGCCCGGTCCTGCCGCTCGCCGACAAGCCAAGCCTCCGCCTGCCTAGCCACGGCGACATGCCAGGCCACGGCTTCCCTCAGCACGCCGACTATCCGCACCGGCACGACTCCCGCCCTGCCGACGACCCGAGCCTTCTCAACCCTTGCCCCGCCGACAAGCCAAGTCTCCCCGAGACAGCCCATCACGCTCGACTAACCGATCCCTACCCACCTTCCCCGGCCGACGTCTCATGTGCCGACAAGCCGCACCGGACCCATCCCTCCCAACCCCGTGGCGACTATCCAGCCCGCGCCAGCCCTAGCCGACAGCCCAAACCAAGCCGAGACGTGCCGACATGCCACCCCCGCCGCAGACCAGCCCAGCCCGACATGCCTATTCCTGCCGCCCCCGCTCAAGCCCAACCGACATGCCATCCCTGCACACCAGCGCCCCGCCCCGACTCACGCCGACTCGCCTACCCGGGCCGTCACCGACCTCGCCACCCCATGCCTGTCCTCGCCGACCAGCCATCCCAGCGCCTCCCGGCCCACGCCGACAAGCCAGCCCCACCCGGACCGGCCCGCCCCGACTACCCGTTCCCTGGCTCATCCCTGGGACATCCCACACCCGCCGCGACATGCCTTCTCTGGCCCGTCCTAACCAGTCCGCACCCCTCCTCGTGACCACTGAAAGGAGGCCACTGTGAGCCCCTACCGCGTTCTCGTGACCGGGTCCCGCACCTGGCGGTCACCCAACGACCGCAAGACCCTCAGGGACGCCCTGGACGCCGTCCACACCGCGTTCCCGGACCTCGTCGTCGTCCACGGCGCCTGCTCCCGCGGCGCGGACTTCCTCGCCCAGCGCTGGGCCGAGGACCGCAACCGGGCCGGCGCCAACATCACCGTCGAGCAGCACCCCGCGGACTGGGACCGCTACCGGAAGGCGGCGGGGTTCCGCCGCAACGCCGAGATGGTTGCGACCCGCCCTGACTTGGTCCTCGCGTTCATCCGCAACGGCTCACCGGGTGCGACGCACTGCGCCGCCCTCGCTGAGAAGGCCGGCATTCCCGTCCGGAGGTGGTCGGCGTGACCGGCCGCCGCATGCACATCGCCATCCAATGGCAGCTCATCGGCGGGGGCAGTGTCCTGCGCTGCAAGTGCGGCGAGTGGGAGAGCGACCCCACCCAGGCCGTGCGTGTGCAGCGGGCATCCCATCGGGCGCACCGCGTGCAGATGGGGGAGACCGTCGCCCCCGTCAAGCCCACCTTGGCGGAGCGTGTCGCGGCTGTGCGGGCCCTTCACCATCCGACCGAAGGCATGGGCTACAACCCGGACGACGACCCCACCCCCGGCGCCTACGGGGACATCGCCAGGGTTTGCACCTCGTGCGGCACACACGACGAGTACGGGGTCCGCTGGCCGTGCCCGACGATCCGCGCCCTTGACGGCGAGCTGGGGGAGGCGTCGTGAGCGGGCATGCGAAGGGGGCCGGTCACTCGGTGACCGGCCCCGGGGGTGACACATCAGGACTCGGCGGAGCGCGGCGCCGGCCGCGTCTTGCGCTTCGGCGGGGGCTTGAGCCCGTCCACCACGTCGGCGTCCTCCTGGATGCGCCGGACGTGCTCGGGCTCCCAGTCGAAGTGGCGGGCGATGTCCGCCTGCTTCACACCGTCAGCTCGCATCTGGCGAATGACGCGGCCGAACTCCAACCAGGCCGCGTTGACGATGTCTTCCGCACGCTGCTCGGCGCGCTGGATCTCCGCGTACGCCGCATCGAGGGCTGCCATCTGCTCGGTCACCTCCACATCATCACACCTCTAATGTGGCCACCTTAGCATGTGGGCCCCCACTTCATAATGTGCCCACTAGCCATGGTGCCCACATGCTGATGTGGGCTAGGATGGCAACCGTTCGACCACCTGTACGACAAGGGGATCAAGGTGACCACCGTCTACGCGGACTTCCTCACCCGGAAACAACGCTCCCACCGGCCCGCGGGCCCAACTGTCGACATCACCGACGTCCACCCGACACTGCACGAGTGGCAGCGCCGCATCGTCGCGTGGGCCGCGCGTACCGGGCGGGCCGCGATCTGGGCCGACACAGGCCTCGGGAAGACCTTCATGCAACTCGAATGGGCCCGCCTGTCCGCCGACCGGTCCCTTGTGGTGGCGCCGCTCGCGGTATGTCAGCAGACCGTGCGGGAGGCCACCAAACTCGGCATCACCGCCCACTATGTCCGCTCCGACACGGACGCGACCGGCCCGGGGGTGTGGGTCACCAACTACGAGATGACCCCGCACTTCGACCCGGCCGGGTTCGGCGCCGTCGTGCTGGACGAGTCGTCCATCCTCAAGGACTTCACCTCTAAGACCCGCGACCGGATGATCAGCGAGTTCGCCGGGGTGCCTCGCCGCCTCGCGTGCACGGCAACGCCGGCCCCGAACGACGTGGCCGAGCTCGCCAACCACGCTGAGTTCCTCGGCGCCGCCACCCGCCGGGAGATGCTGTCGACGTACTTCGTGCACGACCAGTCCGGGTGGCGGGCCAAGGGGCACGCCCGCGGGCCGATGTTCCGGTGGATGGCCTCATGGGCGATCGCGATCCGCCGGCCGTCTGACCTCGGTTACAGCGACGACGGGTATGACCTGCCCGGCCTTGAGATCGTGCCGCACCTGTTGCCTGTCGACGTCGTCCCCGATGGGCAGTTGTTCGCGACCGACCTGGGCGGGGTGGGTGGCAGGGCCAGGGTCCGCAAGGCCACCCTCGACGCCCGGTGTGCCCGCGCCGCGGAGCTGGTTGCCGCCGAACCCGACGAGCCGTGGGTGTTGTGGTGCGGCCTGAACGACGAAGCTGACCGCCTCGCAGAACTGATTCCAGGCGCGGTCAACGTCCACGGGTCCCTGACCCCGGAGGAGAAAGCCGAACACCTACTGGGCTTCGCCGATGGGCAGATCCGGTACCTCATCACCAAGCCCGGGATCGCCGCCTACGGCCTCAACTGGCAGCACTGCGCCCGCATGGCGTTCGTCGGCCTGTCCGACTCCTACGAGCAGTACTACCAGGCGATTCGCCGCTGCTACCGCTACGGGCAGACCCGGCCCGTCCACGCCCACATCGTGCTGTCCCAGCTCGAAGGGCAAATCGCATCCAACATCGCGCGCAAGGAAAACGAGGCCGCCGGCATCGTCGGCGGCCTCGTGTCCGAGATGCGGGCCTCCGCCACGTGGGGCGCCGCATGAACTACTTGGAAAGCCACTCGCGTAGCAGCTCGCGGATTACGGCGGACAGGGATCGGCCCTCGCTCGCGGCCTTGGCCTTGGCCGCCGCCCAAAGGTCGTCCTCGATGCTGATGTTGCGGACTGTGACGCCTTCGGCGCGCTTCCCTGGCATGTCAAGCCACCCATGCGGCGGGGCACAGCAGCGACCCGTTGGGGGCGTCCTTGGGGACGTCGGCGAAGCGGTGGCGAATCCACGGTTTGCCGCAGATCGTCAGGTGCTCGACCTCGGGGACCTGCACGGCGATCCGGCCGTCGCCGGCGTCCACGCCGCCGTTCCGGTTGATCCACGCCTGGTCGGTGGTCCGGATCACGAACTTGGCCATCTCGGTTCCCTCTCTTTCGGGTGTACCCACACCATAGCCGGGTGTACCTACACCGTCAACCCCTTCAGGAGTACCCCATGACCCTGGACATCGACGCCGGATACATCACCGACGACGCCACCGGCGACGGCTGGCGCCTCATGCTGGGCGACTCCTGCGAGCGCCTCGCCGAGATCGCCGACCACACCGTGGACCTGTCGGTGTGCTCCCCGCCGTTCGCCCAGCTCTACAACTACTCGCCCTCGCCGCGGGACCTGTCCAACTCCCGGGACCGGGGCGAGTTCTTCGAGCACTACAGCTTCATCATCCGCGAACAGCTCAGGGTCACCCGACCAGGCCGCCTGTCCATCGTCCACGTACAGCAGATCGCCCTGCAGAAGGCCCTGCACGGGGTGATCGGCCTGACCGACTTCCGCGGCGAGGTGATCCGCGCGCACGAAGAGGCAGGCTGGATCTTCCACGGCGAGGTCACCATCGACAAGGACCCGCAGGCGCAGGCCATCCGCACCAAGGCGCACGCCCTGATGTTCGTCACCAAGGACCGCGACGCCGCGGGTCTGCGGCCCGCCCTCGCCGACTACCTGCTGATGTTCCGCGCCCCTGGCGACAACCAGACGCCCGTTAAGACCGACGTGTCCAACGACGAGTGGATTCAGTGGGCTCGCCCGATCTGGCCCGGATGCGGCGACGTCGAGGCGATGCAGGCGATGGAGGACCTCGGGCTGATCCTGCCCCGCCCCGCCTGGTACGGCATCCGAGAGACGAACACCCTGAACACCAGGGTCGCCAAGGAAGACGCCGACGAGCGACACATCTGCCCCCTGCAACTCGACCTGATCGAACGGTGCGTCCGCCTGTGGTCGAGCCCCGGCGAGCTCGTGCTGTCTCCCTTCGCCGGCATCGGGTCCGAGGGCTACGTCTCCGTCATGCAGGGCCGTCGTTTCGTGGGGTGCGAGCTCAAGCCGTCGTACTGGCGGACCGCGGTGACCAACCTTCGGTTGGCGGAGCGGCAGGTGTCGACTCCGTCGCTGTTTGACGACGAGTTCGACCTGGCCAGCGGGGACCGCTGAGCCCCACCCCGCCCCTTACCAGCCGGGCCGTCCCCTTCAACGTCTGAACCATTTGGAGCACGCACCGTGGCCGGAAGCTTCGCCAAGATCTACAACCGGATCTGGGCAGACGCCGACTTCCGCTCGCTGACACGCAATCAGCAGTGGCTGTACTTCACGCTGATCAGTCAGCCGGAACTCACCTTCGCGGGCGTCGTCACCACGACGGATCGGCGTCTGACCGGCTGCGCTGTCGACTTCACCGCGCCCGAACTGAAGGCGGACCTCGCCGTGCTGCACGAGCGCCGCTACGTGGTGGTCGATCACGAGCACGACGAGATCCTTGTCCGCACATACATCAAGTGGGACGACGCCTGGAAGATCCCCAACGTCCTGAAGAGCATCATCCGGGACGCCTCGATGGTCAGGTCTCAGGCGATCCGGGCGACGCTCGCCGAGGAGTTCGCCCGGCTGCCGGTCGCTGGCCTATCTGGCAAGAAGGCCGACGAGATGCGGGAGTCGATCGGAAGGGTTATCGAAACCCTTAGGCCAATGGTTCCCGTAAGGGTTAGCCCAACCCTTCCCGGAACGGTTCCCGGAACCCCTGGCGAACCCTTGGCGGAACCCTTCCAGCAACCCTCGGGCGAACCCATAGGCCAACCCTCCGTTGTTGTTGCTGTTGTAGGTGAAGAAGTTAAAGACCGTACTTCGGTAGAACCCGGCAACGATCCCGCCGCCCCGGCTGAGGCCGACGCCTCCGGCGACGGAGTCTTGATCCACCTCGAAGCCGCCCAGAAGAAACCCACCTTCCAGCCCGGCAGCGACCAGGACCCCGCCTTCGTCGCGTTCTGGAAGGCCTACCCCCGCAAGGTCGACAAGGGCCACGCCCGCGCCGCCTGGGTCAAAGCCGTCAAGCGCGCCGACCCGCAGGCGATCGTCGCCGCGGCTGAGCGGTTCCGGGACAACCCGATGCGGCAGGCCCGGGGCATCGAGTACACCCCGCACCCCACGACGTGGCTAAACGGGGAGCGCTGGAACGACGAGACCGCCACGAGCAATGACGACCACTGGCGGTGGGACGCCGTGCAGGAGGTCGCACCGAGGGAGTTCAACCACCGATGACCGACGACTTCCGGGCCCTGCCGCACGACATCGAGGCCGAACAGTGCGTCCTCGGCGCGTGCCTGATCTCGCCGAACGCCGTAGCTGTCGCCCTCGGGCACCTCGGCGCCGACGACTTCTACCGCCCCGTCCACCAGGAAATCTTCATCGCGATCGCGGATCTGCGCCGCCGCGGCGAACCGATCGACGTCGTGTCGGTGCGCGCCGAGCTGGAGCGCATCGGCAAGCTCGACCCGGCCGGCAAGAAAGCGATGCTCCTGCACGACCTGTCGGCCGTGGTGCCGACCGCTGCCAACGCCGGGTTCTACGTCAACCGCGTCCGGATGCTCGGGTCGAAGCGGCTCGCCGCGCTGGAATTCTCCCGCCTGGGCGAGATGGCCTACGAGGCGGACACCACCCCCGAGGACCTGGTCCAGGCCGCCGAGGATTCCCTGAGCTTGCTCCGCCGCACTGGCGACGACGGCGAGGTGGCCGGGCTGTCCACGATGGGCTCGTTCGTGGACGAGACCGACGAAGACCACGACTGGCTGATCCCCGGCGTGCTGGAGCGGATGGACCGCGTGATCGTCGTAGCGTCCGAAGGCGCTGGGAAGACCACGTGGGCGCGACAGATCACCGTGATGGGCGCCGCCGGGCTGCACCCGTTCTCGTGGGGCACCCGCATCCCCCCGTTCCGGACGCTGTACCTCGACCTGGAGAACCCGCCCGCCCTGATCCGCCGCAAGGCCCGCCACCTCGTGAGCCTCGGCCGGAACGCCGCCGGATGGGACGACGACCGCTGCTGGCGCTGGACCATCCCAGGCGGGATCGACCTGCGCAAACCGCACGACCAGTACCTCGTGGACCGCGTCATCGAGCAGGTCCGCCCGGACTTCGTGGCGATGGGCCCGCTGTACAAGGCGTTCCTCGAATCGGGGGAGAAGGCCGAGACGATCAACGGGCAGGTCGCCCGCGTCCTCGACGGGTTCCGGCAGCGACACGGCGTCGCCCTGTGGCTGGAGACTCACGCCCCGATGGAGCAGTCCGGGCAGCGGTCTCTCCGCCCTCTCGGGTCCGGTGTGTGGCAGCGCTGGCCCGAGTTCGGCCTGGCCCTCCGCAAAGACCCGAACAACCCAACCCAGGTGTTCGTCGAGCGGTTCCGAGGCGACCGCGACGAACGCGCCTGGCCCCACCGCTTGCAGCGCTCCTCCCCGTGGCCGTGGCAGGCCGTCTGGGACGGCGGCTTCCCCGTCGAGGAAGCCAGCGCCTAACCCCCCATCCCCCCCTCTCCGAAGGAGTCCCCATGACCGAGGAAAAGCTTGAAGTGATCTGCGACGCCTGCCGCCGGCCGATCGAGGACGGCGACGGGTTCCTGTACGTGGAACTCGCCAAGGTGCGGGACCTGTGGTCCGCGCAGCCCGACCCCGACGCCCAGGTGCTGTCGATCGAGTCGTTGATGGGCCGCCCCGTCCGCCCGACGTGGCAGGCCCGGCACACCGCGTGCGCCCCGGACGACGGCGGCGCCTCGTACGACGTGCCGGTTGCTCAGGTCCGCACCTGGCCCGGCCTCGCCGCGACCACGGCCCGCCTGATGGGCAAGTCGTGGCTTCAGCACACGGACTGGGACGCCCTGTTGGAGGGCGCTGCGTCTGCTGGTGGTTCCCGGGTGTCTCGTACCTCCCTCCGGGAGGCGTCCTAATGACCGCGCGACCCGACCAGCCCGTGCAGGTGGTCATGCCCGCCGCACTGCTGCCCCGCCTCGTTGAGCCGCTCGCCATGCTCGGCATGCGCGTCTACCAGCTCCCGACGAAGGACGGCCCGACGCTGATGATCGCGGCTGACCTGTCGGAGCTACGCGACCCGGACGCCCCGGCGTCTCTGACGACCGAGGACGTGCTCGAAGCGTGGTCGTTCGCCGTCGACTCCCTTGTTGAGGCCGCCGCTGAGGCGAAGCGACCGAAGACCCGGAAGCGGAGGGCGGCATGAACGTCTGCCCGAACCCCGAGTGCCTTGGTGTGTTCCCTCCTGCTGCTCCTGGTGAGTGGGTGTGCCGGTGCGGCTCCGGGTGGGCTGCGGACGCGGGCGCACACGAGGCGGTGGCGGCATGACCCTGCGCATCGGCAGCATCTGCACCGGCTACGGCGGCCTGGACATGGCCGTCCACCAGGTGTGCGGCGGCGAACTCGCCTGGGTCGCCGACATCGACCCCGGCGCGAACCAGATCCTCGCCCACCGCTACCCGCACCTGCCCAACCTGGGCGACATCACCACCGTCGACTGGTCGCAGGTCGAACCGGTCGACATCTTCACCGGGGGTTTCCCCTGCCAGCCCGTGTCTGCGGCCGGCCAGCGAAAGGGCGTCACCGATGACCGATGGCTCTTCGACGACATCTGCTCGGCTCTTGGCCGAATGGTCACACGCCCCCGGCTGCTCGTGTTCGAAAACGTCCTTGGGCTGCTGTCTGCAAACGGCGGGGACGCTATGGCCCGTGTCATTCAGGGACTGGCCGCGCTCGGCTACGTGGGGTCCTGGCGGACTGTACGAGCTTCCGACGCAGGCGCCCCCCACCGCCGGGAGCGGGTGTTCATCGTCGCTTGGCTCGCCGACGCCACGGGCGACGGACACGAACGGGGCGGGCGCGCATGGGACGGGCGGCCCGGATCTGCGGACGGCGGTCACGCTGTTGCCGACGCCACGGGCGACGGACACGAACGGGGCGGGCGCGCATGGGACGGGCGGCCCGGATCTGCGGACGGCGGTCACGCTGTTGCCGACGCCACGGGCGACGGACGGTACGAAGGGGGGGCCGAACCAACGAGGCTCGTCAGGCGACCTGATGCTGCCCTCAGCGGTGATGGCGTTCCTGCCGACGCCGGCGGCCGGGAACTTCAACGACGGGGAGAGCCTGTCGAACTGGGAGACCCGGAGGGAGACGCAGAAGGCTCGGGGGATCAACGGCAACGGGATGGGCATGCCGCTGGGCATCGCGGTGCAGAAGCTGCTTCCGACGCCGAGAGCCTCGGACACGGGGACGCCGGGCCGACGGGCGACAGATGGCTTCCGGCCGCCGCTGTCGCAGGTGATCTTCCGGGAGACGTCAACTGGGGACAGTACGAGCCCGCGATCCGCCGATGGGAGCAGCTCACCGGCCGCCCCGTCCCTCGACCCACCGAGCCCGGACGCAACGGCGAGCGCCTGAGCCCGCGCTTCGTCGAGTGGATGCAAGGCCTGCCCGCCGGCTGGGTGACGGACGTCCCCGGCTTGGCGCGTAATGCGCAGCTCAAGGCTCTCGGTAACGGGGTCGTGCCAGCCCAGGCGGCGTACGCCCTTCGCCTGCTGCTGGCCCGCGCCGGCGTTTCGGGGGTGGCGGCGTGAACCCGATCGATTTCGCTGCCCGGGTGTTGCGTGACATGCACGGCGACCGGCAGGCCGACCCGGGGCCGGTGGCGGAGCTGGCCTCGGAGGCGCGTGAGGTGGCGCCGACCTCGTACCGGCCGGATCCCGCCCTTGTGACCGCGTTCGAGTCCGGGTTCCGCGCGAGGGCTGCGGACGAGGCGATCGTGCTGGAGCGGCTGGCGGTGGAGACCGCCCGGGTCGGCCCGTGGGAGGCCGCCCGGACCCTGTTCGCCCCCAACACCCCGTGCGCGGGGCTGTACGCCACGCAGACGCCCGCAAGTGCCCCCTCTCATGTCTCGGTATCCCCGGAACCGCAGAAGCCAGCTCAGCCCCTCCCGTAACCCAACCCGCGAAGGAGACCAACCGATGACCACGGCTACACGGTTCCGGAAGAAGCCCGTAGAGATCACCGCCGCCCAATGGTTCAAGAACGGCGACCACCCCGAGGACAGATCCTCCGGCATCGAAGAGGGCCTCGTCGTGCGCTACTTCCGCAGCCCCGACCTGCCAGGCACCGCGATGTGCCGCCACTGCTGGAACCAGATGCACGACCATGGCTGGATCGACACCCTCGAAGGCGGTCACATCGTCTGCCCCGGCGACTGGATCGTGACCGGCGTCAACGGCGAGCGCTACCCGGTCAAGCCGGACATCTTCGAGCAGACCTACGAGCCCGCCGAGGCGGAGCACGCCGATGCCTGACCGCGTGTACTTCCACGCCAAGCGCCTGTGCCGCGTCGCGGTGTGGCCGAACCAGCGGCGGAAGGACCTGCCCGAGCCGCGGCCCCACCTGACCCGTCTGCGCCCGTACCCGCCCCGCAACGTCCTCGTGGAGTACGAGGACGGCACCCGTGTGGTGCGCCCGTTCCGTGGCCTGAGGAGAACCGATGCCTGACGTGAAGCCCGGCCAGATCTGGGCCGACAACGACAAACGATCCAGCGGGCGGAAGGTCCGCGTGATCGCGGTAGGGGAGACCCACGCGACCGTCGAGCAGGTCGTCACCGGACGCACCACGCGGCAGCCCCGGCAGTCGCGGATCCGCTTGGACCGGTTTCGCCCGACCTCGACGGGCTACCGGCTGGTGTCCGAGGGGGAGGCCCGCGATGCCTGAGCTTCCGGCGGAAGCCGTCCAAGCCGCCGCCAATGCGGCACTCGCGGCCCGGACCGTCCGTGAGACGTCCGCTGCGGGGGTGGGGTCGCCCACCTCTTGCCCCTCAGTGGCCCCAGAATCCACGCAGAGCCCGGAAAGCACGTCGGTCGCTCCCGTTTATCCTCCCGCCACCGTCAACCCCGCAGAAACGCTCTCAGCGCTTCGCGACCGGTACGCCCGCGCCATCGCCCGCCGTGCCGGGTCCCAAGCGTTCGACCACACCGACCGGGCCTGGGACGACCTCCGCAACCGGTGGCTGACCTACGCCGACGCCGTGCTGGCCGTCCGTGACGACGAGCTGGCCCGTGCGCTCCGCATCGCGGACTACCACGCCGGCCAACACCAGCAAGCAGCGCACGCCATCGCCCGTGTGCACCAGGTGTGCCGTCAAGCCCTCGCCACCCCGGACGCCCCTGACCGGTGGGCGGTCGCCGCTCAGGTCCGCGCAGCGTTGGAAGGCCCCGAACCCCAGACCGGGGCGGGTGCCGTCTCCGAGGAGCAGCCGCACGCCGAGCCGTCCCACTGGGGACCGGACCCGGGGCATAGCGGCCTGACCAGACACACGGGGGCCCCGGAGGACTGTCCCGGCCCTGACTGCGGCCCAAGTGCCTCCGAGGAGCAGACAGGAGGCGGCAATGGCTGACCCGCCCACGAAAGATGCCTGCCGTAGCTGCCGCCGCCCCATCCACTGGGTGGACGGCATCGGCTGGCTTCACGGCGAACTCCCGCAGTACGCCAACCAACCGATCACCTGCGGCTACGCCCACCCGGTGTCCTGCACCTGGCATCGGCAGGGCGAATGCCCGAAGGGCTACGACGCAGTTGACCAGTCCGGGGGCGGCTTCCCGCCCGCTTCCACCACCGAGGAGACCGGCCGATGATCCGTGAAGACCGCTTCCTGATCTCCCGCCGCCCGTACGCCGTGGACCTGTCCAGCCTCCGCACCAGCACGAACGAGTACGAGGGCGGGCGCAAGTCCTACAACTGCTACCTCGACGCCGTCTGGTACCGCCGCCGCAAGGGCGTCACCGTCGCCTGCGTCGGCACCCTGTGGGACATCCAACGCGAGCACCCCGCCGACGCCACCGAGTTCCTGAGTAGGCACGACGACGGCCGGTACGGAGGCGACTGCAAAGGCCGCTGGGACGGCGACACCTACTGGGGAGCCGGAGCACCCAGCGTCATCGAACAGCACCTCGCGCTGCTTCGCCCCATGCTCGCCAGCTACCCGGTCATCCCTGACGGCTACGACGGCTGGTGGCGGTTCTGATGCCCGACCTCACCAGCAACATGCTCGGTGATGTGACGACCCTCATCACCCTGCTGGAAGACAAGCAGCGGGCCGTCACCGACGAGGAGAAAGCCGCCTCCGGGCTCGCCCTGGAAACCGAGCTTGCTCTGCAGCAGGCCGCGTCAACCGAGCGGGCGCGTAGGCGTTGCTGGGACATGATTCGCCGTCTCGCCGATGGGCCGGACTGATGTGCCGCAATGTCCGTTTTTCGGGTTGCGACCTGCATCGATGTGGCACCCATACCCGCCAGTAACCCCGTGCGGCTCCCCCTGGTTGCACCTCCGGGGGAGCCGCCCACCCACCGCCCCTCAGCGTCGGGTCACCAGCACGGTACAACCCGAGGAGACCCGGCATGCCCCGAAACACCGCCACCGCCGTCTGCCAGGCCACCCACTCCCGCGACCCCGACAGGCCCCGCCCCGCCGCTGACGGGAGGAACCTCTGCTACGGCTGCATCACCGGCGTCACCCGCAACCTCACCGACCTGCCGTGGCTGCATGCCGAGGTGGAGGCGTCCATGCCCACCCAACGCCCCACCGGGACCGCCCCCGTGTCCGGTACCCGCGAGCGTGGCCTGCCCGTCAACCTCACCGCCGGCGAACTCGCCTCGCAGGTCGCCTACGACTTGGGGGTGTTCGCCACGTGGGTCGCCTCGGATCGTGGGCTGCTCGCACCCGCCGACCCTCGGGTGCCCGGCTTGTGCTCGTGGTTGACCCCGCATGTGGACTGGTTGGCCGCCTCCGAGTACGCGGCTGAGGTGCGGGACGTCCTCACCGAACTCGTGGGCCGCGCCTACAGGGTCATCGACCCCGGACGGCGTCCCGTCGAGTTGGGGCTGTGCGTCGAACAGTTCACCGACGGGCAGGTGTGCGAGGGCCGGTTGTGGGCGGCGGTCCGGGACATGGACGACCCCCGACCGTCCCGCATCTGGTGCTCCGGCTGTGACCTCGTGTTGACGCCTGAGCAGTGGTTCAGGTTCGGGAAGAAATACCAGCAGAGGGCGGCGGAAATCGCCCGTGACCAGCAGAAATGCGAGAGAATAGCATCATGACCGAGCACCCCCTGACCGCCTTCCTGCGAGCCCGCTACGACGAGCGCGAGCAGGCGGCCCGCGCCGCCAAGCCGGGGGTGAACCCCCTGCGCGGCGAGTGGTCCTTCGCCGACATGCAGGTTCGCGACGACGCGGGCCGCCTTGTGGTTAAGCACACATGGCCGAACGAGGGCGAACACATTGCCCTGAACGATCCCGCCTTCGTGCTCGCGGACGTCGACTCGAAGCGGAAGATCCTCGACGCGCACCACCCCATGGAGCCCGCCAGAGGGCGAGGACAGGATCCCCTCTGCGCGGAGTGCTCACACGGGCCTGACGAGTACTACACCGTGGACTATCCGTGCCTGACGGTGCGCCTGCTCGCCGAGCCGTTCGCCTCGCATCCGGACTACCCGAAGGACCCCGCATGAAGGAACAGCGCAGCCCCCGCAACATCGTCATCACCGTCTCCGACTCGCCTCGGGTGGAGCCGAGCGTGCCGCCGCCAGGAAAGCCGCGCGTGATGGTGATGGTGGTCAGTCGCAAAGACCGGGACTGGATCGACGAGGTGCGCGCCCGTTCGATTGACCTCGCGTACGCCCGTGGACATATCACCCGCGCATGCACGAAGGATCAGCCGTGACCGCGACCCTCGAACCGATCTGGGTCGGCGACGTCCACGAGACCTGGCCGCCCCCGAACCTGTCCGAGGTGCTGGGCTGGGCGCGCTCACAGGGCATCAACCCGAACGAGACCTACCGCATCGAGGTCTACCTCCTGGACTGCCCCTTCGCCCGCGTCTACGAGTACGACCTCGACGAGAACGGCACACGCTTCTGCTGGGTCGAGCACGACCACCTCGACGACCGCTGCGACGTGGCCAAGCGGAAGCCGTTCGACGTCCCGCTCACCCGCCTGCCGCCCGTCACACTGGACTCGTGATCGCTTCACCCCCGCCGTTGTCCGCCGACACGCACCGCACCCTCGGCGGCTGGTGGGTCATCCCGCACATCCTGCCGGTGTGGGTGCCTGACCGGGCGCTCACCCTGACCGTACGAGAGTGGCTGAACCTACCGGAGGAACCATGAGCCTCGACGACGGCATGGCCACCGCACCTGACCTGGCCCGCATGTACGGCGTCCCTATCGGCACCATCTACCGGTGGGCCAGCATCGACGGGTGGGAACGCACCAGCCCGCGCCACCGCCCCGTCCGCTACCGTAGGGGCGATGCGGACAAGTCGTACTTCGACCGCCGCGCGTCGGCTTGACACCGTGACCTGGGGCGAAGCAGACTAATGCGAAGCTAGATCACGTATCGGCCCGGCCCAAACCGCCGGGCCTTCGTCATTCCCGGGGGCGGTCAGTCCTCGACCCCGACCACAAGCCATTCCCCGGCCTGCTCGGTGAGCTCAACCACGGCGTCCCGTCGTGCGCCTCGCGCCCGCACCCGCCAATGGCGGACGGTCAACTCCCCGATGGCCTTGCCCCGGTTCTCGTCCACCCACCACGGCGCCTGTTCCTCCCAGTGCGGGCCCAGCACCTCCACCACCAGGTAGGTGCGCCCCCACGCCTGGATCCGCACCGGTGACCCCGACTGGTCGACCTCCACCCGGGCGGGTTCGTCATAGCGGCGCACCCGCCAAGTATCGAGGGGCAGGAGGGTGCGGTGCCCTGCCTCCGCCACAAGTGGATCGCCATCGAGGTCATCGGCCGGGTCGTCACCTACCGCTGCGCCAAGTGCGGCACGACGAAGACCCGCGTCCGCTGAACAACGGGGGCGTCTGAACACCCCCGGCCCCTTCAACAATCCGGGGCCCCCGCATCCATGGGGTGGGCATCAACCAGGGGTGCCACCACGCGGGGGACACCGGCCGGCGAGAGGCCCCAGCCCCCAGCCCTGCACCTCCATGCAGAGCAGCACGCCCGCGCATACCCGGCCAACACCGGGCACACACCGCCTCACTGCAACGTGACCACGCGCTCGCGCACCCGATGCGTCCCCTACAGGCCACGCCACCCCACGCCTCAGCTATCAGCCTGTGAGAGGCCACAGCCCACCAGGAGCATGCATGGGCAACGGAGGCAGAACCGGTCACGCCTACCGGCAACTCATCCGGCTAGTGAAGGGCCGCCCCGACGGGTGGCTGTGCTGCAGATGCCGAGGGGCTATTGACCCGGGCTACCGGAACCCCCACCCCCAGTCCTGGTCCCTGGACCACCTGGTGCCCCTGGCCCATGGTGGTCCGCTGCTGGATCCAGCCAACGCTGCTGCTGCTCATCTCACTTGCAACAGCAAACATGGAAATTCGATCAAGACCATCAAGCAAACGATCATCACAACCCAAGTGTGGTGACAAAACCGCAGGTCAGAGGGGTAGGGGGGGGTATGCCGGCACGTACAAGATCACCCAGGCCGGAGACCCGCGCCCTCTCCATTTTTCTCCCCCCGGCCCCTGGGTGCCGGGGGGCGGGGAGGGGGTAGGGGTGCCGCCCCGCCGCCGCCTCAACCCCGTCCCCGACAAGCAACGCGAACGCTCGCCCGACCTGCGGGACGCCGTGAAGGCAGCGATCGACGGCATGACGTGGCTGTCGGCCAGCGACAAGGCCTTGGCCGTGCTGGCGTTGCGGCAGGCCGAGGAGATCGAGAAGGCCGTCGACCGCGCCGAGGAACTCGCCGATCTGCGCCGCGAGTTCGCCGACGACATGGTCATGCTCAAGCGGCTGCAGAAGCTTGAGGCGATGTGCGAGGTCACCAAGACCGTCGGCTGGTTGGGCCCTCAACTGCAGGGCGTGCTGCGTGACCTCGGCGGTACGCCGGCGGCGCGTAAGGCGATGAAGGACGATCAGCCTGTGGGAGGTCGTCTTGCGCAGCTCCGCGCCGACGCTGCTGGGAAGCACGACTCCTAGGATCTGGACCCGCCCCCTGGTGACCGGCAGGCCGGGGCCGTGCGGCTGCGGCTGCGCGCTGACACCGAAGACGTCGATGGGGTTTTCCGCGGCGGAGTTCGCCGAGGAGGTCCTCGGGATTGAGCTGCTGCCGTGGCAGCGGTTCCTGCTGATCCATGCGCTGGAGCTCCGCTCCGACGGGCGTTTCCGGTTCCGTACGGTGCTGGTTCTCGTCGCGAGGCAGAACGGCAAGACGAGCATCGTCGAGGTCAAGAACCTGTGGAAGATGTTCGTCCTGCAGGTCCCCCTAGTCATCGGGACGGCGCAGAACCTCGACATCTCCGAGGAGTCGTGGGAGAAGGCCGTCGACATCGTCGAGGCCGTGCCCGAGCTCGCCGCCGAGGTGGCCCACGTGGACCGGACGAACGGCAAGAAAGCGCTGCGGCTGACGCACGGGTCCCGCTGGAAGATAGCCGCCGCGTCACGGAGGGGTGGACGCGGACTATCAGGCGACGACGTCAACCTTGACGAGCTGCGTGAGCACCAGACGTGGGACGCCTGGGGTGCGGTGACCAAGACGACGATGGCCCGCCGTAATCCGCAGGTGTGGGCGTTCTCCAACGCGGGCGACAACAAGTCGGTGGTGCTGAACGACCTGCAGGAGAAGGGTCGCGCTGCAGCCGAGGACCCGTCGGCGGATCCGTCGCTGGGGTTCTTCGAATGGTCGGCGCCGGACGACGTGGAGTGCACCTGTGGGCGCCCGGACGGCACCCACACCATGCGGTGCCGGTTGAGGGACCGGGAGGCGTGGGCGCTGGCGAATCCGTCGCTGGGGTACACAGTGACGGTCGAGGCGCTGGAGTCCGCCCTGGCGACGGACCCCGAGCCGATCTTCCGCACTGAGTGCCTGTGCCAGCGGGTGCCGGACCTGGTGCCGCAGTGGTCGGTCATCCCGCAGGCCCCATGGGATGTGCTGGCCGACCCGCACTCGCGGCCAGCAGGGAAGGTCGCGTTCGCCGCGGATGTCAACCCCGAGCGGACGCACGGCGCGATCGGCGTATCCGGTCTACGGAACGACGGGCTGCGGCATGTCGGCCTCACGATGAACGCCGACGGTGTGCTAGATCATCGGCCCGGCACGGACTGGATGGTCGACCGCCTGGCCGAACTCAACGCCAAGTGGGAGCCGGTCGCTGTGGTGGTGGACCCGAACAGCCCGGCAGCCTCACTGATTGAGCCGCTCAGGCTGCGCGGGGTCGAGGTGGTGACTCCGTCGCGGCAGGAGTGCGCGCAGGCGTGCGCGCAGTTGTATGACGCGGTGGTGCCGCCGCCGGAGAGCGACGGGTTCGCACCGGCGCTGCGGCACCTGGGACAGGGATCCGTCGCCGCGGCGCTGGCTGGTGCGGCCAAGCGCGAGTTGGGGGACGGTGCCTGGGCCTGGGCACGCAAAGGCCTTTCGGTCGACATCAGCCCGCTCGTTGCCATCACTCTCGCTGCTTGGGGCCATGCCACTCGGGCCCATGTCGCGGCTGTCGAGCCGTACGCGTTCTGGGACTGAAGGAGAGTCATGGTCACCCTGAACATCCCGCTGGAGAAGATCAGCGAGGACGCGCGGCGGCTCGACCCGGCGAAGGTGGCGTTGACGCTGCTGCTGGCGGTGCCGTTCCTCCTCGGTCTGGTCCTGCGCATGGTCTGGCTTGTGGTGGCGTTCTTGTACAGCGCGGTCGTGTCCGGCTGGGAGATGGGCGGCAACCTCGGCAAGCTGCGGAAGGCGCCTGATGAGGGCGGTCCGGCCTGATGGGGCTTTTGGAACGCGTCGCAGAGACGCACGCCCGCCGCTCGGCCGGCCGCAGCCAGAAGGGCTGGAGCGAGCCGAACTTCTGGGACCTCGATACCCTGCGCTGGCCGTTCCTCGGCTCCTCGTCGTTGAGCGGCGACCGAGAGGAGATCGAGAACGACTTCGAGGGCTACATCGCGGGCGTCTACAAACGCAACGGCCCGATCTTCGCGCTGATGATGGTCCGCCAGCTCGTCTTCAGCGAGGCGCGGTTCATGTTCCGCCGCCGGCGTGACGGCCGACCGGGCGGCTTGTTCGCAACACCGGATCTGCGGCTCCTGGAGCAGCCGTGGCCGAACGGCACGACCGGTGACCTGCTGTCTCGGGTGATTCAGGATGCGGACCTTGCCGGGAACGCCTACGTCACCAAGTTGGACGGCAGGTTGCGGCGGTTGCGCCCGGACTGGGTGACGATCGTCATGGCGTCGGAGTCGGAGCCGGAGCTGTTCGGTGATGCGCTCGACGCTGAGCTGCTGGGTTACTGGTACTCGCCGCGGAGGGCGGGCGCCCGGAAGGACTACTTTCTCCTACCGGACCAGGTGGCGCATTTCGCTCCGATCCCGGACCCGGCCGCGCACTGGCGGGGCATGTCGTGGATAACGCCCGTGCTGCAGGAGATCAGCGGTGACCTGGCGGCGACGAAGCACAAGCTGTCGCAGTTCCGTAACGGCGCGACGCCCACCATGGTCGTCCGGCTCGACGCCAGCGTGACGCCGGACATGTTCAAACGCTTCAAGGCCTTGATGGACGACCAGCACAAGGGCGCCGACAACGCCGGCAAGACCCTCTATCTCGGTGGTGGGGCCGACGTCACACCGCTGACGTTCGACCTGCAGCGGTTGGACTTCCGGCACGTGCAGGGCGCAGGGGAGTCCCGCCTGGCCAGCGCTGCCGGTGTCCCGCCTATCATCGTCGGCTTCTCCGAGGGGCTGTCCGGTTCGTCTCTGAACGCGGGGAACTACGGCTCGGCGAAGCGGAGGTTTGTGGACGCGACGATGCGCCCGCTGTGGCGCAACGTCGCCGGGTCGCTGGCAACACTCGTGCCGGTGCCGTCGGATGCGGAGCTGTGGTGGGACGACCGCGATATCGCGTTCCTGCGGGAGGACGCCCGAGACCGGGCTGACATCGAGCACACGAAGGCCTCGACCATCCGCCAGCTCGTCGACGCGGGCTACACGCCGGAAAGCGTGGTCGCGGCGGTGGAGGCCGAGGACATGACGCTGCTGGAGCATTCGGGCCTCTACTCGGTGCAGCTGCAGCCCGCCGGGCGCGTTGAGGGTGCCCGGTCAGATCAGCCGCCCGGCGACGGGCCGACTCCGCCGGATCCGGCAAAGGAGCAGTGAGATGGATACGAAGGGCTTCCGCGTCGAGATCAAGGACGAGGACAAGGGCCTGGTCACCGCCGTCTTCTCGACGTTCAACAAGCGCGACTCGGACCGGGACGTCACCCGCCCGGGGGCGTTCGAGGACGGCGCGGAGATGCCGATCAGTTCCTACGGCCACACCTCGTGGGACGGGGCGCTGCCGGTAGGGAAGGGCCGCATCCGCACCACCTCGAAGGAGGCCATCCTTGAGGGCGAGTTCTTCATGGACACCCAGCACGGCGCCGACACCTTCAAGACGGTGAAACGGCTCGGCGCGCTGGGTCAGTGGTCGTACGGCTACGACCCGGTCGAGTACAGCTTCGGCGAATGGGAGGGGCAGCGGGTCCGCTTCCTGGACAAGCTGAAGGTCCACGAAGTCAGTCCGGTGCTGCTCGGCGCCGGGGTGAACACCCGGACCCTCGCGGCGAAGTCGGCCGGGCGGGACCAGGTGCAGCGGGCGGGCAGGCCGATCGCCCCGCACGACACGGAGGTCGTGGCCCGCTCCTGGGACGGGGTGAAGATGCTCGACGGCCTGGCCGCCGACGCCCGCCCGTCGGAGCTGCGCACGGTGTTCGCCTGGGCCGACCCCGACAGCGACCCCGAGGCCAAGTCCAGCTACCGGTTCGCCCATCACCACGGGGTGGGCGGACCGGCGAACGTGCGGGCGTGCCTGATGGGCATCGCCCGCCTGAACGACGCGGCGAAGGCCGGCATCCCCGATGCCGACCGGGAGGCCGTGTACCAGCACCTCGCCGCGCACCTGAAGGACGCGGACGTCGAGGTGCCGGAGCTGAAGAGCGGGCCGGTTGGTTCGCTGAAGTTCCACGAGGAAGGACACGCGGTCCTGGCCGCGGTCGCTTCCTACATCGATCGCGCTTCGGAAGTCCTAGCTCTCCGGCGCGCCAAGGGCAGGACGGGCCTCGCCCCGTCGTCGGCTTCGCTCCTGGGCTGGGTCGAGGACGAGATGCGCAGGTTGAAGTCCCTGCTCGACACGCCCACGGGCGATGAGGACCCGACCGACGAGGAGATCGCCTCGGTCATCGCGCGGTCCGTCGCCCAGCTCAATGGATTCTGAGGAGACAGATCATGACGGTGGAAGCGCAGGACCGGATCGTTGAGTTCCCCGCGCTCAAGGAGGCGCAGGAGCGGCTCGACGCCAAGAGGAAATCGCTGGCGGACATCTTCGCCGAGGCGGGCCAGGACTACGACATGTCCAAGGTGAAGTCCATCCAGGGCGACACCCACGCGAAGGTCGCGCACATCGGCGCCCTGAACGACGAGATCACCGAGTGCAAGAAGAAGGTCGACGAGCTGCTCGTCGTGGCCCGCGCCGCGGCGATCGCCAAGGACCACGGCGAAGGCGGCAGCGAGCCGGACGCCCGCAAGGCCCGCGAGGACGCGCCCGAGCGGAAGGGCTCGCGCAAGAGCCTGGGCGAGCTGTTCGTCGCCTCGCAGGCCTGCAAGGGCTACAAGCCGGGCGCCGGCATGGGCCCGTCCGCGACGCTGGACATGGAGCTGAAGACGCTCTTCCAGACGAGCGCGGGCTGGGGGCCGGAGTCGGTCCGGACCGGCCGCGTCGAATACTCCCCGCAGCGGCCGGCGCCGCACGTCGTCGAGTTCATCCCCCAGACCACGACCACGCAGGCGTCCGTGGTGTACATGGAGGAGACGACCTTCACCAACGCCGCGCAGGAGACGGCCGAGGGCGGCACCTACCAGGAGGCGACCCTCGCCCTGACCGAGCGCGCGTCGCAGGTCCGCAAGGTCGCGGTGTTCCTCCCGGTGACCGACGAGCAGTTCGAGGACGAGCCGCGCGCCCGGGCCTACGTCGACAACCGCCTGCCGTTCATGCTGCAGCAGCGACTGGACCTGCAGGCCCTCGTCGGCGACGGCACCGGCGTGAACCTGCTCGGCACCGCCAACGTCGTCGGCATCCAGACCCAGGCCAAGGGCACCGACCCGGTCCCCGACGCGATCTACAAGATGTTCCGGAAGATCCGCGACGACGGCTTCGCCGAGCCGTCGGTGCTGTTCATCCGCCCCGCGAAGTGGGAGGAGGTGCGGCTGCTGAAGACCGCCGACGGCGTCTACATCTGGGGCCACCCCTCGATCCCCGGCCCGGCGACAATCTGGGGCGTCCCCGTCGTGGAGACCGTCGCCGCGCCCGCCACGAGCGCGGTCGCTGGCGACTACATGAACTTCAGCGAGCTCGCGGTCCGCCGCGGCATCGACGTGCAGGTGAGCAACAGCCACAGCACGTACTTCGCCGAGGGCAAGCTCGCGATCCGCGCCGACGTCCGCGTCGCGCTGATCCACTATAGACCCAAGGCGTTTGGGGTCGTTACCGGCCTGTAGTGCCACAATGTCCGATTCGGTCAAAGTCTGCGGTGGCTGCGGTGAGACGAAGTCGCTCGATGACTTCAGCCCAGACAGGCGTAACAGGGACGGTAGGCAGGCACGCTGCCGTCCCTGCAAGGCCAAGTGGAAGCGCGAGTACGCGCTGACGAACCCAGAGCGCATCCGCGCGGCAAACGAGCGGCACGGCCAGGTCCGCCGCGGCGACTACCGATGGGCGCAGCGCCTACGCGCTCACTACGGCCTGACGGTGGAGCAGTACGAGCGGCTTCTAACGGGCCAAGGGGGCGGCTGCGCCATCTGCGGCACGACGCGGCCAGGCGGTCCGGGCAACCGCTTCCAAGTCGATCACGATCACACGTGCTGCCCAGGCGTTGGGTCGTGCGGCCGATGTATTCGAGGGCTGCTCTGTAGTAACTGCAACACCCTGGTCGGTTTGGCCAAGGACGACCCCCAGCGCCTGGATGCCGCGGCGAGCTATCTGCGGCGCGATCGACGAGAAGGAGATGGCGGATGACCCTCGTGAAGACGAACTGGCTGAACGCTGCGACATCGCTTCAGGTCACGGAACCGGAGGAGGTTCCGGGCGCCACGAAGCTCGGGCTGCAGGTGAGCGCCTCAGGCAACCCCAGCTCCGCACTCGTGTGGCTGCAGGGGTCGATCGACGGGGTGAACTGGCACAACCTGCTGGGGCTGGACGCGGCCGGATCGCCGAAGCTCGGTTTCGTCGGTACCTCGACAGGCGTGGTGGTCAGGTACGTACGGCTGGAACTTTCGGCGCTGACCGGTGGGACGTCACCCGCGGTGAGCGCGAGCCTCGTTGCCACCGAAGGAGTCTGACGGTGGTGACGGCGGCGCGGGTCACGGCCGGGAATGCCGCCGTGGCCCTGAACACGGCCAGCACCTCTGGCCAGAAGCTGACGATCAAAAATACGGACACCACCAACGGCGTCGACCTTGGCGGGCCAGGAGTGACGGCGGGCACGGGGTTCCCTCTGCCCAACGGCGCTCAGGTCACGGTCGAACTGGCGCCCGGCGACGTCGTGTACGCCATTCGCTCCGCAGGAGCGGACGTCGTGCTCGCGGTCCTGCGAACCTGAAGGAGAAGACATGCCTGTCATGGAGGGCACCCGGGGTCTGAAGGAGGCCCGCGGCGAGTACGACTTCGCCGTCGACGGCGGCGCGGTCGGCACGATCGTGCTGCGGTCGGCGCCGGGCGACAGCAACGGCAACGACATCCCGAACGGTTCGCTCATCATGGGCGGCTACATCGAGGTCGACACCATCCCGACCTCCGGCGGCGCCGCGACCATCGCCGTCGCCTCCGAGGGTGCCGGCGATCTGCAGACCGCTGCCGCCATCTCCGGCCCGCCCTGGTCGACGACCGGTCGTAAGGCGATCACGCCGGTCTTCACGGCCGCGACCGGTGTGAAGACCACCGCACGCAGGAACCTGGCCATCGCTGTTGCGACGGCGGCGCTGACGGCGGGCAAGTTCCGCGTCGTCGTCTTCTACCGGTAGGAGGGGTGATGGCTCTGCAGTTCGTGAAGCGGCCGGACGGCGACGCCGGGCATGTCATCGCGACGGCCCGGCTCTGCCGCACAGAAGACGACCGCCTCGTCCCCGACAGCGACCCGGACGCCCGCTGGCTGTACTGCACGCCCGGAACGCCGATCCCGCGGGCTGAGGCGGAGCGGTACGGCCTACTGAAGGCCCAGGCCGACGAGCCGGAGCCCGATGCGGGCGGCGACGAGTCGGGCGGCGGGCCTGCCGCCAAGCGGGCGCGGCGCCCGGCCGATAAGGCGCGCGCTCCGCAGGGGGAAAAGTAGGCGGGGGTGAGTCGTGCCCCGTAAGAACTTGTGCCCGAACCCGTGTTTGACGAACGATGTCGCGGGTTGGGGCGGCGGCGGCACGCCGGTCCGTACGGACGTGTCCGGGCTCGGGTTCGCCCGGCAGTGGGCGGCCAGGTACGACACGGGGTCGTTCGTTTTGTCCCCGCAGGGTGCGGTCACTCCGGGCCTGACCTACACGGTGTCGGTCTATCTCCGCCCGGAGTCGTTCCCGATCAGCGGGACCGTGTGGATTGAGTTTTTGGATTCCGGCGGCGGGTCTCTGACGTTCGTCAACGGCGCGTTCTCGGCCCCGGATGGGGTGGTCACGCGGATCAGCATGACCGGCACCGCCCCGACGGGCGCTGTCACCTGCTGGCTGGTGGTGACCGGCGAGAACTACGCGGTGAACGCCACCAGCTACACGATGTGCCTCATCGAGCAGTCCGCCAGTGCGGGGACCTACTTCGACGGCTCGTCGCCGGGTGCCGTCTGGGACGGCACCCCGGGCAACAGCACGTCCACCCTCCCCGATGCCGCCGCCGCGCCGCCGCCGCAGTCGCCGTATCGGCGCCGCCGCCACCTGTTGATCCGCTGACCCATCAAGTGAGGGATGCTCTATGGCCGTGACCGTGGCCGTGTACGGCAAGCTGCAGCAGTCGCTGTGGGAAGGCCGCATCAACTTCAGCAGCGACACCATCAAGGCGATGCTGCTCAGCAGCTACACCGTCGGCAGCACGCAGGACACGGCGCAGTTCCTGTCCGACGTCGTCACCGCCGGCGTCGGCGTCGAGACCTCCGGGTCGGGTTACACCTCGGGCGGTGCGACGCTCGCGTCGAAGACCGTCACCTACACCGCGGCGAACTCCTGGAGCGTGCAGCGGGCCAACAGCACGGCCTACGCGGCCGGGGACGTGGTCCGCCCGGCGTCGGCGAACGGCTACGTCTACCAGGCCACGACCGCAGGCACCTCCGGTGGATCAGTCCCCACCTTCCCCACGGTGATCGGGCAGACGGTCACGGACGGCGGAGTGACGTGGGCCTGCGTCGGCCGCGGCGTGCTGGTCATCGACGCGGCGGACCCGTCGTGGACCACCAGCAACCCGGGCACGTTGGCCGGCTCGCACATCCTGTTCTACAAGGACACCGGCACTCCGAGCACCAGCCCGGTGATCCTGTACTGGGACCTCGGCGGCACACAAACCGCCTCGAACGGCGGCCCGTTCACCGCCCAGTTGGACAACGGCGAGGGCCTGTTGACCACCTTCACGGGATAACCGAGTGGCCCGGGTCGCAGCCCTCGGCGACGGAGCAACCAACGGGGCCACCGTCACCACGGCCAACTCCGGCCGCAAAGCGGGGATACCGTTCGACTCGACCACCATCGGGTCCGGGGCGACCCTGACGTGGGACACCGCGCACGCCGGATACCACGGCACGGCCGCCCTGCACGTAACAACCGGCGCCTCGGCCGCCAACGTGTGGGGCCGCTGGGACAACATGTTCCGGCCCAGCGCCGGGGCCGCCCAGGTCGCGACGGCCTGGATGTACTTCACCGCGAACCCCGCCGCCACGACCACCGTGCTGTTCGTCGGCAACACCACCGCGCAGCGGATCTGCGAGCTGAGGGTCACCGCAACCGGCCGCGTCCGCGCGGTCAACTCGGCGGGGACGACGGTCGTGGACACCACCAACGCCATCGCGTTGAACCAGTGGATCCGCGCCGACTTGCTGTTCACCCCCGACGCGTCCAACGGGGTGCTGCAGCTCAAGCTGTACAACAACCCGGCGAGCGCCACACCGACGGAGACGACGGCGGTCTTCACGGGCCAGAACCTGCGGCAGGCCGACCCGTCCCTGTACCTCGTGGGCGTCGCCAACGGCGCGACGAACATCTCCTACTGGGTGCAGGCGGCGTTCACCGACGGGGCACCGCCGCCGTTCGGGGCGGTCGGCTGGGTGATGTCCCGCTGGCTCGGCGCGGTCACGTCCACCTCGGCCAGTGTGGCAGCCCGGGTCCTGGGCGCGAGCTCCGTCCGGCTGAAGGTCTCCACCAGCTCAGACCTGTCCGCTTCGCCGGTGTTCTCGTCCGCCCAGGTGCCGGACGCCGACGGCACCGTGCGGATGACCGTGACCGGGCTGTCGGCGGACACGGCGTACTACTACGGGATCGAGGTCGACGGGGTCGTCGACACGGAGTACGGCGGGAGCTTCAGCACCGCGCCGACGCCGGGGACGCCGAAGTCGTTCACGTTCTGCGCCGCGAGCTGCGCGTCGAACAACAGCAACGCGACCACGTTCGACGCGATCCGCGCAGAGAACCCGAGCTTCTTCGTTCACCTCGGTGACCTGCATTACCGGGACCTGACCAGCAACGACCAGATCGCCTATCAGCGGGCGTACGACCAGGTGATGTCGTCGCCACGGCAGCTGGCGTTCTTCGGGGCGTTACCGGTGCCGTACATCTGGTCCGATCACGACAGCGTCGGGGCGAACGGCGACGGCACGGCGGCGAGCGTCCCGGCCGCGAACGCGGTCTACAGGTCCAGGGTGCCGGCCTACGGCGACATGCCGGCGGTCACAGGGACCTACTTCTCGTGGACGTGGGGGCGGGTGCGGTTCGTCTGCACCGACGGCCGGTCCTTCATGTCGCCGATCGCCCAGACCGACGACGCGTCCAAGACGAAGTTGGGCAGCACGCAGAAGGCGTGGCTGCTCGACCAGCTGACCGACCCGACGTATCCGCTGATCATCTGGTGCCACGAGGACGCGATCAGCAACGGCCTGACCTTCGTGGGAGATGACACCTGGTCGGCGTACTCGACGGAGCGCCAGGAGATCTTCGACGCCATCGCCGCGGCCGGAACGAACGTCGCCTACATCTGCGGCGACCTCCACTCCCTGGCGGCCGACGACGGCACCAACGTCCCCGCGGCCGGAGCGAACAGCGGCGTGCCGGTGCATGTCGCCGCGGCGATGGACAACACCTCGTTCAAGGGGAACGGCGTCTACACGGCAGGCACCTACCCGGCGACGGACGGCGTGCTGGTCAACCACTACGGCCTGTTCACCATCACCGACACCGGCTCCCAGATCAGCCTCGCTTTCGCGGGCAAGGACGCCGGCGGGGTAACCAGGGTCAGCCAGACCACCACCTGGACGCTGAGCACGCCGCAGAACGCCACGCCGTCCGGTTCGGCCGGCGCCGTCCAGGTGCGCGCATCCGCTGGTGCTGTGACGGCGGTCCGGGCCGCCCCGATCGCCGGCGGTCCGGGGGCGGTCCGGGTGCGTGCCCCGAGCGCTGCGGTCCAGGCGGTCCAGAACTCGTCGCTGCCTGCCCGGGCCGGTGCGGTACGGCTCGCGCCGTCGACCGGGGCTGTGCTCGCTGTGCAGGAGGCGCCCGTCGCCGGCGTGCCCGGCAGTGTGCGGGTGCGGGCCTCGGCGGGTGCCGTGCTGTCGGTCCGGCGGACTCTGCCTGCCGGGTTGGCAGGCGCGGTTCGGCTGCGTGCGTCGGCCGGTGCGGTCCTCGGCGAACAGGTCGCGGCGGTCTCCGGCGGGCCGGGGTCGGTACGGCTGCACGGGGCCCCCGGGGGCGTTGCGACGGTTCAGCAGGCGTTCCCCGCGGCTGGCGGGGGGCGAGTCGTCATCCGCGCATCTGCCGGCGCGGTGTCCACCGCCGTGGGCGGCACGTCGGTCACGGTCGGCGGGCGCGCCGGTGGGGTGCTGCTGCGCGCCGCGCAGGCGACCGTGCTGGCCGTCCAGGAGCAGCCGGTCACCGGCGCGCCCGGGGCGCTGACTGTACGGCCGGGGGCGGGGGCAGTGCTCGCCGTCCAGCGCCAGACCCCTGCCGGGGTGGCAGGAGTCGTGCGGCTGTCGGCCGGGTCCGCGCGGGTCTTGGCCGTTCAGTCCGCGGTCCCGGCCGGTGCCGCCGGCGTGATCCGGGTGCGCGGCGGCGCCGGAGCGCTGGCCGGCCCCGTCACGGTCGTGCTGCAGGGGACGGCCGCCTCGATCTGGTGCCGCCCCGGCCGAGGGTCGGTGCTGGCCGGCGGGACGCCCACCGTCACCCGGGGAGCCATGACGGCGGCAGCGCGAACGGGCGCTCAGGCGGTGCGCCGCGAAAGGGCCGGAGCACGGATGGGAGGCCGCTGATGGCGTGGGACCTCGGTGACGTCGTACCGCTGTCCGTCACCGTCACGAACCCGGCGGGCCAGGCGGAGGACGCGACCGCCGTCCACCTGACGATCACCCTGCCGGACGGCACGTCCGAAACGTACGGCCCAATCGCGTCGACGACGGCCGGGGTGTACGACTACGACTACGCCACGGTACAGGCGGGACGGCACGTGGCCCGCTGGGTCGCGACCGGAACCAACGCGTCGGCGTACGTCGATGCGTTTGATGTCACACCGATTGATGGTGGGGACTTCATCAGCCTGGCCGACGCGCAGGATCACCTGAAGCTGACCTCGACGGGCGATGAGGAGAAGCTCCGGGGCTTCGTGGCGGCGGCCTGCCAGATGATCACGGATCGGGTGGGGCAGGTCGCCCCGCTGACCGTGGTCCACGACGTCACCGGATGCGGTCGAACGGTCGTCCTGCCGGCCCGCCCCGTCATCGCCGTGACGAGCGTCGAAGAACTGCCGGGCCTGACCACCATCCCAGAGGCCGACCCTGCCGCTCAGGTGGACGGCTGGGCCCTCACCTCGGCCGAGGGCGTCCTCACCCTCACCCGGCCGTATCGGGCGGTCCGCGTCACCTACAGGGCCGGACGCAACCCCGTCCCGGCCAACTACCGTCTGGCGGCGCTGGAACTGACCGCGCACCTGTGGCGCACCAGTCAGCTCAACACCGGCGGCGGCAGGCCCCCGGTCGGGGTGGATGAGGTGGTCGTGCCCGGCGTCACCTTCGCTCTGCCGTACAACGTCCGCCAGCTCCTCGGGTTGGACAAGAGGCCGCAGGATGAGGTGCTGGTCGGGTGAGCGTGTCCACGGTCCCGGCTGTCCTGGACGCGATCCTGTCCGCCGTACGGGCCGCCCTGCCCGACGTTGAGGTGTGGGACGGGCAGCCGGTCAAACAAACCCGCGACGACGTGATCTGCATCGCGTTCACGGGCGAACCCGGAGAGGCCGCGGTCACGGCCACGATCACACTGGAGCAGATGGCGGTAGACCCCCGCCGGGAGTCGTACACCATCACCTGCCTGGCCTCCTCATGGAAGGGCGAGGCCAGCAACGCCAAGGCCGTGCGTGACCGCGCCTACGAGCTCGTGGACGGTGTGGTGGCCGCCCTCGCCCAGGACCAAGCCCTCGGGGCGCTGGTGATGCGGGCGATGGTCTCCACGCAGGCGTTCGCGCAGGAGCAGACCACCAGAGGCGCGGTCTCGACCGTGCAGTTCGGCATTCACATCGACGCGTACACGAGGTGAGTCATGCCGTCGGCTGGTGAAGAGATCCTGCGCGTGCTCGACGTGTTCGGGCCGATCCCGGCTGAGATCCGCAAGGAGATCAGGCCCGCGCTGCGGAAGGTCGCCGAGCCGATCCTCGCGCAGGCGAAGGTCAACGCGGCCTGGTCGTCGCGGATCCCCGGGGCGATCGGGATCTCCACGTCGTTCTCCCGGAAGACCGCAGGCGTCGCGATCACGGTGTCGGCGAAGAAGGCCCCGCACGCCCGCCCATTCGAACACCTCGGCCGGCAGGGCACCTTCCGGCACCCGGTGTTCGGCAACCGCGAGAAATGGGTGTCGCAGACGGCGCGGCCGTTCCTGTTCCCGGCGGTTGCGTCGGCTGATGACGACCTGGTCCGGGAGACCGGGCGGGTGGTCGAGCAGGTCGCCCGCAAGCACGGGTTCCGCTGATTCCGAAAGGACACATTCATGGCGACGTTGACCACCCAGGTCGTCCCGCTCACGGGGCTGGCCATCAACTTCACGAACGCGGCCGGCGGAGGCGACAAGTGCACCACCGGCGACGGGGTGACGCTGCTCGTCCGCAACGACGACTCGACCGCGACGACGGTCACGCTGGCGACGCCTGAGGTGATCGACGGTGACCTGACGGTCTCCGACCGGGCGGTGACCGTGGCCGCGAGCGCCATCGAGGCGATCCCCGTCTCCTCCCGCTACCGCGACCCGGCGACCGGGCTGGCGTCCATCACCTACTCCAAGACCACGTCCCTGCAGGTCGCCTGCATCCGGAGGTAACCACTGTGAAGCTCGTGAGAATCGTCCACCCGGACGGGTTGGAAGCCGACGTGCCCGAGTCGGCGGTGCCGCAGCACCGGGCGTCGGGCTGGGAGCTGGCGAACCCGCCGACCCCGAGGGAGCGGGTCCGGCAGATCCTTGTCGGCGGCGGGCTGGCGGAGGACGAGGCGGAGAGGGTCGCCGCGGCGGCCTACCCCGACGACGGCAAGCAGAGCAAGGGAGCCCCGGCGCAGTCCGGGGCTTCTTCATCGGAGGACCAGTCGCCGCAGCGTCGGCGCGGAACCGCTAAGGACGGTGAGTGAGTTATGGCGGCCACGCCGATCGCTGCTGAGACCCGGTATTTCAACCCGGAGACGACGAAGGTCTACTGGGTGCCGACCATTTCCAATAAGGCGGCTCCGACCCGATCGGAGCTGAACGCGGGCACGGACGTCAGCAGGGCAATCGCCGACGTCAACGGCTGGCAGGTGTCCAGTGAGATGATCGACGTGCCGGACATGGGGTCGCGGTTCATCAGCAAGATCCCGGGCCGGATCTCGGCGAACGACTCGTCGATCACCTACTACATGGACACCGCCGGCGTGGACGCCCGGACGGTGATGCCGCGTGACACCACGGGCTACATCGTGTGGCTCGACGGCGGCGACGTGGCCGGCCGGAAGTGCGATGTCTTCCCCGTCACCGTCAGCTCGCACGGTAAGTCGCGGTCGGCGGGTGCGGAGCCCGCCCGGATCACGATCCAGTACGCCATCACGTCCGAGCCGGCTGAGAACGTGTCCATCCCGTCGTGAGCAGTCTGCGTGAGCAGCTCCGGGCCCGGGAGCGGCCGAGCCTCGACTACGAGCTGCCGGTCGGGGATGCCTTTGGAGCGAAGCGGGACCTGGCGGCGGCGGAAGACGCCCACCGCCAGGCCCTGCGGCTCCTGGCCAAGGCTGCCACCGCTGAGGGTGCCGGGGACGACGAGGCGGCGCAGGCTGCTGTGGCGGAGACGCGGCAGGCGGTCGCGCAGGCTGAGCAGGCCCTCGACGCCTGCTACGTCCACATCAAGCTGGTCGCGATGCCGCCGGACGAGTACGAGGCGCTCAAGGCGCTGCACCCGCCGCGGCCGGGCACCGACGACAAGGAGTACGACAGTACGACCTTCCCGCGGGAGTGTTTCCTGGCGTGCGCCACGGAGCTGACGCCGGAGGAGTGGGAGCCGATCCTGCGGGAGAACTTGACGCACGCCGAGCGTGAGGACCTGTTCTTGCTGGCGGAGGCTGTGAACACGCGGTTGGTGAACGCGGCCCTCCCAAAAGGTTCGAGGTCGACCCGCAGCTCCTGACGGAGTTGGAGGTCTGCGAGCGCTACGGCATCCCCCACAGCGAGTTCCTCAAGTGGTCCAAGGACGACCGGGACAAGGCGCTCGCTCTGCACCTGCGGAAGCGGTCGACCTGCAAGCACTGCGGCACCCGGCCGGAGGAGTGGGACGAACGCCGCGGCGGATCCCGCAACGCCTACGTCCCGGACATCGATCGCTGCCGCGGCTGTGAGCAGATGCAGGCGTACGACGCTTCCCTGAGCCCCGAGGACCGCAAAGAGCTGGGGCGCGGGATCTACATCGTGCTGAGACGCAGACGGGAGGTGTGACGTGGCGGCAACCATGGTGCGTGACCTGCGGGCCAACCTGTCCCTGGGAATGTCCGATGAGGAGTTCCAGCGGGGCATGGACGGCCTGAAGCGGTCCGCGCCCCGCGATGGGGAGCAGATCGCCGGCGCGTTCTCTAAGGCCTTCTCCCGGCAGCTGGGGGCGGCGTTCCGCAGTCTGCCGCAGGCCGAGATCACCGCCGACTCATCCGATGCCGAGATCAAGGTCAACGCCCTGCGGTCGAGCCTGCGTGAGCTGGCGAACAAGCGGATCGGGATCGACATCGACAGTGCGTCGGCACTGGGGGAGATGCGGGCCATCCGCTCCGAGTTGGAGGGTCTGCAGCAGACCGGGGACATCGCCGTGCGGGCCGACGTCACGCGGGCGTTGGCTGCGCTGAACTCCGTCGAGCGTGAGGTTGAGAAGCTCGACCGGCAGGACGTCGATATTGACGTGGACGTGGACGGCGCCGCAGCGGCGGTCACCCAGGTCGGTCTTCTGGAAAAGGCCCTGTCGTCGGTCGCGTCGGTCGGCCCGGCCCGCATGGCAGCCGTCGCCGGGGCGATCAGCCTGCTGCCGATCGCGGGGTCGGCCGCCGCCGGGGCGATCGTGACCGTGCTGGGTGGCGCGCTGGCCGCGGTCGGCTTGGCCGCCTCGCGGGGGTCGGAGACCGCGCAGGCCGCGCTGGAGCGCCTGCGGCAGGCGGCCGAGACCGAGGCGGCCCGGACGGGTCAGCCGTTCGAGAAGGTCTGGGTCACGATCGCCGACGAGGCTGAGCGGCAGCTCGGCAGGTTCGGCCCGATCGTCCGGCGCAATCTTGAGCAGCTCGCGCCCACCGTGCAGAGCTTCGTGCGGGACGCCGGGGAGTCCCTGGGTGAGCTGGAGCCCGCGCTCGACGGCATCGCGCGGGCTTTCGCCGCCGTGCTGGCTGATCTTGGCCCGGCCATGCCGGAGATCATGGGCCATCTGGCTGCCGCGATCACCGAAGTGACCTCCGCGGTCGAGGAGAACCCCGAGGCGATCACGGAGATGGTCAACGCCCTGGCGACGCTGGTCGAGTGGGGCGGCAAGGTCCTCGGCTTCTTGACCCGGCTCAAGGGCTCCATCGACGACAACGCCGCCGTGTTCCACGTTCTGGCGAACGCTGTCCTGCCCGGGTCGACCGCCCTGTATGCGCTGGTGGACGGGCTCGGCAAGACCGAGAAGGCCGCGACCACGTCAGCGCAGGCGACGCAGGCCGCCGCGGTGGTCGCCGACCAGACGTCGTCGTCCCTGGCGTCCCTGGCCGCGGCGTACGGCCTGGCCGGTGACGACAGTGTCGCGGCGGCCCAGAAGATGCTGGACGCCTGGTCGAGCGCTTACAGCGCGTTCGGGAACCTCGGCGGCGCGCTCCAGACCATCGAGCAGCGCACCCGGGCGAGCACGGGCGGCACCAACCGGCAGGCGCAGGCATCCGAGCGGCTGGCGGAGGTGCAACGGCAGGCCGCGGAGAAGATCCAGCGGGCGGAGCGTGACGTCGCCGACGCCTCCGAGCGGGCCACCGAACGCGTCGCGCAGGCCAAAAGGCAGCTGTCCGACGCGCACGAGCGGGCCGCTGAGCAGGTGGCGACCGCCCAAGAGCGGGTTGCCGACGCCCAGGAAGCGGTGTCTGAGGCGGTCGAGCAGGCGGCGCAGCGAGAGGCCGACGCCGTGGCGCGGGTCGAGGAGGCCCGCGAGCGGGCAGCCCAGGCAGCCGAGGATGCCGGCCGGAAGATCGCACAGGCTGAGCAGCGGGTAGCCGACGCCCAGGAGGACGCCGCCGACCGCGTGGCGGACGCCGAGCAGCGGGTCGCGGACGCCCAGGAGGACGCCGCCGACCGCGTGGTCGACGCCGAGCGGCGGCTGCAGGACTCCCACGCCCGGACCGCGGATGCCGTCGAAGACCTGACCCGGGCGCGGGAGCAGGCCGCGGAGCGGCTGGAAGACCTGCAGCGGCAAACAGCCGGCATCGAACTGGACGAGGAGTCGGCGCAGCTGGCCATCGAGCGGGCCCGCCTGCGTATGCAGGAGGTCAACGCCGACCCGAAGGCAACAGACCTGGACCGCCGGGAAGCCGATTTGGCGTACCGGCAGGCGCTGCAGCGGCTCGACGACGTCCGCCAGCGCAACGCCGACCTGCGGGAGGAACTCGCCGACGCCCAGCGCGCCGGCATCGAGGGCAGCGACGAGGTCATCCAGGCCAAGGAGCGCATCGCCCAGGCGCAGCAGGAGGAGCAGGACGCCGAGCTTGCCCTGGCCAAGGCCCGGGAGGACGCTGCCAAGCAGGTCGCGCAGGCGGAGCAGGGCCTGGCCGACGCCCGCAAGGATGCCGCCCGCCAGGTCGCAGCGGCCGAGCAGGGCCTGGCCGACGCCCGCAAGGATGCCGCCCGCCAGCAGCAGGACGCCGAGCGGGAGCTGGCCAGGGCTGAGGCGGAGGTTGACCAGGCGCGGATCGCCGGTGCGAAGGACGTGCAGAAGGCGAAGGAGGACCTCGCGAAGGCGGAGACGGACGCGGCGAAGACCGCCCGGGACGCTGCCCGTGACGTCGCCGACGCCGAGGAGGCCCTGCGGAAGACCAAGAAGGACGTCGCCCGGGACATCCAAGACGCCGAGGCCGCGCTGACGAAGGCCAGGCAGGACGCGGCCCGCGACGTGATGAAAGCCAACTCCGACGTCGCCGGGTCCTGGTCGTCCATGGGCGGCACCGTCAAGGTGACCACGCAGGAGTACCTCGCCGAGCTGGAAAAGCAGGTCAAGGCGCAGGAGGACTGGGCGTCCAACCTCATCTCGCTGGCGGGGCGGGTGCCGGACGAGATGCTGAAGGAGCTCGCCGAGCTCGGGCCGGGCGGCGCCCAGATTGTCGAGCTGGCGACGCAGATGTCGGACGCGGAGCTGCGCAAGTTCATCGACTTGCACGGGCGGTCCGGCAAGGAGGCGGGCGACACCTTCGCGAAGAACCTCGCGGAGGCGGGCCCGGTGCTGCGGGAGATCGCCCGCCAGCGCGGCGAGGAGGTGGCCGACAAGGTCCGCGAGGGCATGAACAACGGTGCCACCAGCGTGTACGAGGCGGCCCGGCGGATCGGTCTGCGAATCACGCAGGAGGTCGGCCCCGAGCACAAGATCCGCATCACGGCGGACGCCGCCCCGGCGTACGGCGTGCTCAACCAGCTGCTGCACGACATCGGCCTGTCCAGCGCCAACGTGTCCGTGGGCGTGCTGCAGAACGCCAACGGCAACATCCTTATGGCGAACGGCGGCGTCCTGTCATTCGCCGGGGGCGCCGAACAGCACATCGCGCAGATCGCCGGGCCCGGAACACGCATCTGGGCCGAGCCCGAGACGCAGGGTGAGGCTTACATTCCGCTCGCGCCGAGTAAGCGGGCGCGTAGCGAGGAGATCCTGTCCAAGGTCGCCGACATGTTCGGCGGGGCGTTCGTCAAGGCGGCACCCGCTGGCGGGATGCCTGTGGCCGGCGGCGACGGCGCGACCACGGGCGGCGGCATCAGCATCGGCCAGATCACGCTCGCCTTCGCCGACGACCGCGACATGTACACGAAGGGCGCCGAGTTCGCCGCAGGCCTGCGCGAGTACGCCCGCCGTGGCGGTGTGCTCCCTCGATGAGGTGGAACGGGGTGATGGTCTGATGCCCTTGCCGACGATCATCGCGGAGGTCCAGTTCACATCGGGCGTTTGGACGGACGTGTCGCAGTGGCTGCAGGCGCCCGCGACCGTACGGCGCGGTAGCAGCCGGGTGGAGTCGCCAGTCATCCGGTACGAGCCGGGGACCGCGACGATCCGCTTAAAGAACGGCGACCGCCGTTTCGACCCGACGAACACGGCCGGGCCGTACGTGTCCGGCGGCGTGTCCCAGGTGACGGCGATGCGCCCGCTCCGGATCCGCGCCCAGTATGGCGGCGACACCTACAGCCTGTTCCGCGGGTTCGTCGATCTGTGGGATGTGAGCTGGATCGCCACGGTCCATAGCGTGGTGACGGTCACCGCAACGGATGGATTCAAGGTCCTCGCGAACAAACGCCGGGTCGCCGTAGACCCGCCAGTCGGGGCGGGCGAGACCACCGGCGCGAGGATCAACCGCATCCTCGACTCGGCTGGCTGGCCGTCCGGTGACCGGAGCATCGCGACAGGCAACTCGACGGTGCAGGCGACCGATCTGTCCGGCGATGCGCTGTCGGAGTTGCAGCGCGTCGCCGAGAGCGAGATCGGCGAGCTGTATATGAGCGGGTCAGGCCAGGTCGTGTTCCGGAACAGGCACGGCATCCTGCAGGATTTCCGATCCACCAACGTCATCGTGACCTTGGGCCAATCGACGACCGCACCGGCCCCGTTCGAGGTGCGGTTGAACACCGACGACGCGACCTTGTGGAACGAGGTCATCGCGCAGCGGGCTGGCGGCGAAGAGAGAACGGCAGGCGACTCGGCGAGCCAGACCAAGAACACGACGCGCACGTATCAGCGGTCCGACCTGATGTTGGAGTCAGACGTTGATGTCGGCAACTGGGCGCAGTGGGTGCTGTACATCTCGAAGGATCCGGAAACGCGGTTCGACGAGATCAAGATCCACGTTCATGCGGACCCGGACACCCTCGTTCAGCCGGCGCTGGCGCGGGGTATCGGCGACCGGATCCAGATCTGGCGGCGCCCGCCCGGCGGCGGGTCCCCCATCGTGCGGGACTGCTTCATCCGCGGCATCTACCACGAGATCGGGCAGGCGACCTGGGTCACCACGTGGAGCCTTCAGAGCGCGACCCGCTACATCTCGAACTTCTTCGTGCTCGGCAGCGGGGTCTTGAACAGCGACATCGTGTCGTACTGAGGGGGTGCGCTGGTGCCGTTCAAGGACTGGGGTCTTGAGGTACTCACCTCAGCCGACGTGAACACCTACCTGATGCAGCAGGTCATCATCCGGTGTACGTCCACCACCCGGCCGGGTAGCCCGGCCGAGGGCTGGCACATTTATGAGACCGACACCAGGCGTTTCCTGGTCTACAAGTCGGGGTCGTGGGTGCGGGAGGGCGAGCAGGAGCTGTACGCGGTCAAGACGTCTGACGAGTCGTACTCGTCGACGTCGATGCACAACGACGCGCATTTGGTCCTGCCGGTCGCGGCGAACAGGACGTACTGGATGGACCTGCTGCTGATGGGCAGCGGCACACTCTCCGGGCACAACTTGGTCGCCAGGTGGTCGGTCCCGTCCGGGTCGACCATGTTGTGGGCGAGCAACCACCCGGCCCTGAACGACCCGGGCGTGACCAGCACAAGCGGCAACAACGTCAACAAGCGGGTGTGCGACGCGGGCACCGAGATCAACATCCGTGTGAGCGTCGGCGGCGGGCACGGCACGACGAACGCGGTCTACACGACGCGGGCGCGGGGGATCCTCAAGACCGGCAGTACGACCGGCAACCTCCAGTTGCAGTGGCGATGCGGTAGCGGGACGACGGCGACCGTGCATGAGCTGTCCACGCTGCGCCTCCAGGCAATCCAGGGATGAGGTGACAGGTGCCGTTCAAGACGTTCGGGAGCGCCACACTCACCGCTTCTGATGTGCAGACCTACCTCATGGACCAGTGCGTCATCCGATGCACGTCCACGAGCCGCCCGCCCAGCCCTAGCGAGGGCTGGCACATCTACGAAACCGACACCGGCCGGCGCATGGTGTACACGGGCGGGTCGTGGCGGCCGGAGGGCATCTACGAGCGGCTCAAGGTCAAGCCCGAGACCACCGCAATCTCTGGCTGGTTCACCCCTGTCTACGACGCGCACCTGCGCTTCGACCTTGAAGCCAACAGCACCTACTGGCTTGAGGGCTTCCTCATGTTTCAGCAGTCCGGGGAAACTCCCGCGAACAACACCCAATGGACCTCGCTGGGATGGACCTTCCCCGACGCGGCGTGGAAAACCCGCACCTGCTGGAACGCGCCGATGGGCGACCCCTCGGGAACCTCCGCGGACACGAGGGTCCGGCTGGGCACATATGCGTTCCCGGAGGCGTGGAAATACTCGGTCGGCAAGCGGGATATCGGCATCTCGGACTCCGACCCGAACAACTACATCAACTGCGGCCATAACTTCTGCGCCTGGGCGGACGCGACCGGGGCCGTCTGCGAGCCCGAGGCGATGATCAAAACGACGACCGCCGGGACCTTGATCCTCACCTGGTCCGGTGGCTGGGGCGGCGCCAGCAACTTCAACCTGAGACTCCTGGCCAACTCCTGGTTACGCATCCGCAAGGCCGGCTGACGTGGGATACAAGACCTTCGCCAACGGCGAGTTGTTCACCACGTCCGACCTGGACGCGCTGCTGATGAGCCAGGTCATCATCCGCTGCACCTCGACCACCCGGCCCCCGCAGCCGGCCGAGGGCTGGCACATCTACGAGACCGACACCCAGCGCCTGAAGATTTACCAGGGCGGGCAGTGGGTCGACGACATCGGGGCCGGTCAGGACCTCGTCGCTGTCAAAAGCTCCGACCAGTCCTTCTCCAGCACTTCAGACTCCGGAATCTCCGACCTGTCTGTGCCGGTCGCGGCGAACAGCCAGTACGTGCTGGAGTGCTTCTTGGGCGCCACCTGCGCCAACAGCGGGTCGTTCCTGGACTTCGACTTCGTCATCCCGTCCAACGCGAACGTCTACTTGGTGACGAATCACTCCGCGAGCGATGAGGGCCCAGTCAACAAGGCTGCGAGGCAGACCGGTGCGATCGCCATGTCGGCCTGGGTCCAGTCCAGCGGGTCCGTGGTTCAGATCCGCGGGTTTCTCCAAGTCGGGGCGAATTCGGGCAACTTCTCGGTGAACGTCCGTACGAACACTTCGGGGCAGACCATCACGATCAAGGCGTTGTCCGCGATCCGCCTGCGCAAGGTCATCTGACCGCCGCTCCGCGGAGCGTGCCGCCCACAACACAACTGAAGAGGCCCCGATGCGCCGTTTCCTGCCGCTCGCCGACCACCCGTTCGAGCTGCTGTTCGGCGTCATCGCCCTGCTCGGGGGTGTGGCGCTGGTCGCCGCGGGGGCGGCCCCGGCCAGCATCAACGCCACCCTGCCCGTGCTCGTGGTCAAGGCGTGGGGGCTCGTCCAGGCAGGCGCGGGGGCGCTCATCGTCTCCGGGATCATCACCCGGTATTGGCGCCCGGCCCTGCTGCTGGTCGGGCTGCGCCTGGAACGGGCCGGGCTGTGGCCCCTCGCCGCGGCGTGCGCCGTGTACGGGGTGGTCGCGGTCGTCCACGCTGGGCCGAGAGCCATGTACCCGGGGGGTGTCCTGATGGTGATCGCCGCGGCGTGTGTGGCCCGCGCCCGAGCTGTCTCCCGGCTGGAGGCGACGATCCGTAAATACGTGGGGGGGTCGGGTGGCGAGTGAGTGGCTGACGCCGGCGGTTGTGGCGTTGCTCGCGGGCGGGGTGGGGTCCGCGGTGACGACTGTCGTGCGGGCGCGTGTGGACTGGCGCAGGTCCCGGCTTGAGGAGGAGCGTGCCCCGGTCGAGTTGGAGAGCGTCTTCATTGGCGGCGCCGAGAAGGCCGTGCAGGCGCTGCAGGTGGCGTTGGACCGGGCGGAGTCCACGATCAGCCGGTTGGAGCGGTCGCTGTCGGAGCGTGACGAGAAGCTGCAGGAACGCGACCGGAAGATCGCCGAACTGGAGCAGGACCTGACGAACACTCTGGCCCGTCTCGCGAGGTTGCAGGAGCGGTGCGAGCAGTTAACGGCCAGGCTCGCCGACCTACGAGCCGACGACAGACCAATGTAGGGGGACCGTTGAAGGACATCCGAGCCGCGAAGCACGGCGGCACACAGAACAGCGTGACCCGCATCGTCATCCACGGCACCGTGTCCCCCTGCCAGCGGGGCGGCGCCGTCAACGTGGCCCATTACTTCCAGACCCCCGGTGCCGGGGGTTCCGCCCACTACGTGGTGGACCCCGGCGAGGTCGTCCGCTGCCTGGCTGAGACCACAGTCGCGTATCACGCCCCCCCGAACACCGGGACGATCGGTGTGGAGCTGTGCGACCCGCAGAAGGGTGCCGCCTCCCGGTGGGGAGACGACGACCATGAGGCGATGCTGCGCCTCGCCGCGGACCTCGTACGGCGCATCGCCCAACGCTGGGACGTGCCCCTGCGCCGCCTCACGGTGGCGGACGTCAAGGCCGGCAAGCGCGGCATCTGCGGCCACGTGGACGTGAGCAAGGCGTTCCACCAGTCCGACCACACCGACCCCGGGGACGCCTTCCCGTGGGGGCACTTCATGGCCCTGGTGTGCGGCGAAACCCCTAAGGCCGCCAAGCCCGCCCCGACACCCGCGAAGAGCGAACCGGAGGAGACCATGCCCGAGATCGTGTCCCTGGGCCTCGAAGACCACATCGTCGTGCCCGCGGGGGTGGACTACCAGCCGTGGTGGACCGCCGAGTGGAAGGACACCGCCGGGTGGCATCCCGCCGGCGGGCAGTCGATCGCGCCCACCGTGGATGTGTGGGCGGACCTGACCGCGCACGTCACTCTGACGGGGCTGGTGCCGGGGGAGGCGGTCCGTGTGGGGCTGACCCGGCACCTCGCGGACGGCACGGTGGTGGACATCGCCTGGCCGAACGGGCAGCTCTCGGTGGTGCATGCGGACGCTGACGGCCGGGCCGAGGTCGACCTGAACGGGCACGTCAAGCTGTCCGCAACGACCCGGGGCCGGGTCACGGTCCGGCACGACTCGGTGAACGAGGTCACGCTGGACCAGTCGAGCCTGTTCAAGGGCATCCTGCACCGCTACCAGTGACCGGAGCCGATCCGGCCAGGGGCGCCTTCGGGTGCCCTTTCTCATGTCCCCCTGACCGAGGAACCAACGTGAAACGACTCGCTCTGATCGCCGCCGCCCTGCTGGCCGGCGTGCTCGGCTTCGCCGGGGTGGCGAACGCCGCCAACGAGCTGGAAATCACCCGCGTCAACTACAACGCGATGGGCGCCGACACCCTCGCCAACAGGTGGCAGGAAGCCATCTACCTGGAGAACCCCGCCACCACGGGCGACCCGCTGGACATCTCTGGGTGGACCGTCCACGACACGTACAAGAACGCCGAAGGCCAGTGGGGCAACGCCTACACCTTCCCCGCGGGTACCAAGGTCGCGCCGGGGGCGCTGGTCATCGTCACCCCGTCGAACGGCGTCGACAAGACCGCCCAGAACGCGACGCAGGTCTACTACATGGACTTCAAGCGGGGCTACAACGGCCACTTCCTGAACAACGGCGGCGACACCGTCTACGTCGACAACGCGAGCGGGGCGAACGTCACCTCGTTCACGTACGACTTCGACAACGGCTACTACGTCCGCTGACCCCTGGTCTTCCCGCCACCGGAGCGGGTGTCCCTCAAGGAGAAACCCATGCCCACCACCCGCGCGAAGTTCCGCTGCGTCTCCGTCGAGACCTTCCACGCCAACGACCCCGACGGGCAGCGCAACTACCGCTTCAGCGCCGAGTACGACACGACCATCCCCGAAGACCAGCGGTACGCGAAGTACACGCCCATGGGCAACCTGTCGATCACCGTCACCAACCCGAACGTCAGCTTCGAGCCCGGCCAGTCGTACTACCTCGACTTCACCCCGGTCGACGCGGCCTGACCCCTGAGCCTCCCGCCACCGGGGCGGGACCGTCCCCCAAGGAGGGGCACCATATGAAGATCTTCAATCGCGAACCGGCGGTCTGGGTGTACGCGGTGAACAGCCTCGTCGCCCTGCTCGTGGCGTTCGGCCTCAACCTGTCGCAGGAGCAGACCGGCGCCATCACCACGATCGCGACCGGCGTCCTGGCCGCTGTCGTGGCGGTGCTGACGCGGCCGTTCGTCGTGTCCGCCCTGACCGGCGCCGTCGGCACGGTCCTGACGGCCGTCGCCGCGTTCGGGCTGGAGCTGTCGTCCGACCAGATCGGCGCGTTCGTCACCGCACTGGGTGTGGTGCTGTCGCTGGTCCTGCGGATGAACGTCACACCGGCGGCGGACCCGGCGCCGGGCCGGGTGTGAGACGGGGCTCCTGTCATCCAACGGTAGGACCCTGCGTCTTTCCCCGGTGGCGCGGGAATGCGGGTTCGAGTCCCGCCAGGAGCCACCTCAACGTGACGAGCGCCCGTCCTTCCCCCGAGCGGGGAGGGGCGGGCGCTCCTTTGTCGTTTCTGTCGGTGCCGCCGCCTATGCTCCCCACCGAGGGTCCTGCTCGGTCCCACCGGAAGCGTCGTCTCCCGTCGCGCGAGGCGGTGAGGCGGCGCTTTCCTCATGCCCCCAATCGCGGCGCCGGCGTTGCGCGCGGGCCACGCGGACGAGCAGGTCGTACATGCGGTAGTCGGCGCTCAACGTCATACCCGCCATGGTGGCTCCCCACGGTGGGGGCACGCCACCCGGTCACAGCAGAACGCCCCACTCCCTGACGGGGGTGGGACGCTCTCGTCGTGTCTGGGGTCAGAAGGCCGGCGACTCGAGTAGGTCCTTCGTCCAGTACGGCTCGAGGTTCACGAACAGGGTGAGCCAGTCGGCGTCGTACGGCCAGCGCGCCACGGCGCCATCCTCGACGAGATGAAGCAAGGTCCGGGACGGCGGACTCGAACCGATCTCGAGCGGGACCGACCATGGGTCAAGGGTCACCGGGAGCATGACCGGCTTCATCCCAGCCCGAGAGCACGGGGCGAGGAGCGAGACGCCAGAGGCCCGCTCCACACGTATCGGCTCATGCCAGGAGAGCGTGCCGTCGTCGTCGGCCTGGTTCTGCTCGAGGTCGACAGCCGCGCGGAACGGCCCGTACAGCTCAGACAGCCGTGATGCGTTGCGCTCGCGGTCCGCATCACGGCCAGGCCCGCCATCGAGGCTGGGCCCGCCGACGCGAATCATGGCAAAGACGCCGGCCACCAAACCCGCATGCACTCGAGCGAGGGCGGCGACCTGCTCCATCGGCCACTGCCGCGGCGGGGACATGTGGACTTGGCCGATCGCGTCGATGTACCACCGCTCGAGGTCGCGGGGATCGTCTGGACTCGAGATCCAGTCCTGCACCTCCGCCAGGGTGGCGGTCGCGGCGACGTCGCGGATGATGCGCTTGAGGGCGTCGCGGGCGAGGGATTCGTGTACTGACATGAGGGCTCCGTCAGGTGCGCTGAAGCGCTCGGTAGATGGCGGGCCGGCTCACGCCGAAGGTGTCGGCGATCTCCCGCACGGTGTGCAGCCGCTTCCCGTCGTCGCCTCGAGCTTCGTACATCATCCGGGCCTGGGCGGTACGGGTCGGGGTCATCTTGGTTCGTCGGCCGCCGACGCGTCCTCGAGCTCGAGCGGCCTCGAGCCCGTCGAGTGTGCGTTCCACGATCATGTCGTGCTCGAACTCGGCGTAGGCGGCGATGATCCGGAAGAACAGCCGGCCCGCTGGGGTGGAGGTGTCGATGCCCTGGTCGATTACCCGGAAGTGAACGTCTCGGGCCTTGAGGACCTCGAGCACGATTTCGTGGAGTTGCTTCGCGGATCGGGCCAACCGGTCCAGCTTCGTGATGACGAACGTGTCGCCGGGGCGAAGCACGAGAAGCGCGGTGTCCAACTCGGGCCGGCGCTCGAGCTTGCCCGACATCTTGTCGATGAAGATCTGCTCGCATCCGATGGCGGCGAGTGCGTCCCGTTGGGCCTCCGGGTGTTGATCCCGTCGAGAGACGCGGCCGTACCCGATCAGTGCCATGTGTCCACCCGGTGATTGTGTATCGGAAACGTTGCTGGTGTTACGTAGTTTTCGTTCACGGGTTTCGTTACAGGTCGCTCCTGGGGGTTCGCCCTCGCGACTGTGCCGTCTCAGATTCGATCGTTTCCGTACGGCGCATGTAGCGGTCAGACGTCGCCGGCGTCCCCGACCCGATCGCGTCCCGCAGTTGGGCGATCGGCGCGACATTCTCCTCGGCCAGAGCCGCAGTGGTCTGCCGTAGCGACTGCGGCGTCACGCGCTCAGGCTGCTCGAGACCGGCCTCCCGGGCGATCCGCTGAACCAGGCCGAAGAGATAGCGCCGATCCACCCGGCGCCCGGTCGCCGTGGCGAACAGCGGACCCTCGAGCTCTGCAACCGGCACGCCGGCATCCCGGGCCCGATCCTCGAGATAGCGGTCAACCGCGGCGGCTGTGGCGGCAGGTAGCCTGCGTGCCCGCCCTCGCCGGTTCTGCGCTGTGAGCCGCACAACGCGGAACCCTCGCTCCGTCTCGAGCGAGGACACATCGAGATCGGGCACATCCGACACTCGAGGGCCGACGGTCAACGCGAGCCGGATTACAGCGGATGTCCGCAGGGCTGCCCGTCCATAGTCGGCGTCCGCCCAAGCGACCATTGCTCGAGCCTCATCCGCGTTCAGGCAGGCTGTCTCGAGGTAGGTACCGCCGCGGCGAGGGCGGTCGGTCGCGGCAAAGCTCGAGGTCGGGATCGCGCCCTTACTGGCCAGGTAGGCGTACCAGTTGGAGACGGCAGCGAGCTTCGCGGCCACGGTCGCGGGCTTGCTGTTGCGCGGCGGCATCTCGAGCCGCCGCGCCCACAGGTTGCCATCCCCTCGAGTCGCGGTCAGCGGATCAATCCCCGCGCCAGCCGCGAAGTCCAGCCACTGGGCGAGGTGCACCCGATACGCCCGCCGGGTCGCGGGGGAACCGAATGACCACACCCACTCGAGCGTGAGCCGCTGGATCTCGTCCGGCAGCGGCGAAGGCAGCTCGAGATCCCCGGCGGTCGCGCGCTCGAGAGTGTGGGTCACAGTGCTCCTTCTTGGTCGTGGGAATCGGCATTCTCGTAGCCCAGCCGGTCACCCATCACGGGCTCGTGAAGTGACTTCACCAACAGGTCTCCAAACGAAGCGTCCCGTCCGCCACGGTGGGCGGGACGCAAGGACGGGGTCAGCGGGCCATCGTCCACCAGTCCCGCGCGTTGGCCTCATGCACCCGGCGGTCCGCCTCGTGCTGCCTCAGCATGTACCGGTCGGCGTGCCGGTCCTCACTCGTACCGGAGGCCAGACGGCGGCGGCACTCGTCCGCCTTCCGCCCCGATTCACGCGCCTGCGCTGCGGCCTCTCGGGCTCGCTGCGCCCACGCGTCGGCCTGCGGGTTCTTCTTGCTGAACAGTCCCATCACGGGCTCCTTCGGTTTTCTTGGGTTGGAGATGGTGTCCCGCCTGTCAGAGCGGACGGGACGCGGTGGGTCACGCGGTCGGCTTCTCGGTGGGTGGCTCGGCATGGACCGTCTCGACTTCCCACGGCTCGACCTGCCAGCCTGCGGCGCGGAATGCCTGCCGGTACTGCTTGAGTTGCTCGTACCAGTAGTCGCCGCTTGGGGTCTTGAAGCTGCCGTTGACGACGTGCCGAATAGTCACGGGGCCAGTCCTGCCGGGGCGGTTAGGGATGTACCAGCCGTTGGCGTCGGTGCACCGGTGGACTGCATCGCCGTAGATCATGGCTGGGGCGAACCCGGCGTCGGTGAGGACCTTGGCAGCGGCAACGGCGATCGGGTCGTTCAGGCTTCTGGGCCACATGCCGGGCGTGGCGTCGGGCATGGACGTTGCTGCCTCGGTCGCGGCCTGCTTGCGGTGAGCGTCAGTGATCACTGGATGGTCCTCTCACGCAGGGGCGTCCCGCCCACCGTGGCGGACGGGACGCGAGGGGTGAGGGCTACTTGCCGCAGCGGTGGGTCAAGACGTTGCCCGTCCGGTTGCAGTTCGGGCACCGCCACGTGATGCGGATGGGCAGGATCGGGCTGTTCGGGTTGCGCTTCACGATCGTTCTCCTTCGATCTCGTGGGGGGGTGTCCCGCCCCGGGGAAGGTGAGGCGGGACACCAAGGGGGATGGTCAGGCGGCGACCGTCACGCGACCGCCCTCGGCCACCGTCGCCTTGAACTCGATGCCGGGCTTGAACGCCGGCACGTTCTTCGCCTCGATCCGGATCGGCTCCCCCGTGGACGGGTTGCGGCCGTCCCGGGCGGGCTTGTGGACCTGCTCGAACGAACCGAACCCGGTGAGCTGGACCTTGTCCCCGTTCGCGACGGCGGACGTGATGGCGTCGAGGATCGCGGTCGTCACGGCGTTGACGGCGTTCTGCGGCAGACCGGTGACGGTGGCGGCCTCGGCGACGAGCTGCTTGCGGTTCATGTGCTTCTCCTCGTGTGTCGGAGGTGGGGGTGGAGCCTGAGCGCTCCGGGCACCCGCCACAACCCGCAGGCTGTGGCAGGCACCCGCAACAGTCGGCCCTATTCGAGGCGGCTGTACACCCGCGTGAAAATGTCCCAGGCCTCGATCATCGGCTTGATGACCTCGGCAGGCGCGCCGTGATTCATGGCCAGATTGAGGATCTCCAGCATGGTCTCGTCGTCGTGGTCGTAACCGTGGTCGGCCACGAGTCCCCAGATGGCCTGCAGCGCAACGCCCGGCGCGAACAGGATCGGCATCTGCTCGTAGCAGGTCGCGATCAGGGCAGCGGCATGGGCCGCCGCTTCGTTGAGGTCCTTGCTCATGGGTTCTCCCTGGTCGTGGTGGAGGGGTGGAGCTGACTGCTCCGGCAGTCCCCGCCCGGCGAGCGGGCGGGAACCCGCAACCGTCAGCTACTTCTTCTTGCCGCCCTTGGCGACGTAGCCCTCGCCGTGACGCTCGCTGATGACGGCACCGCCCGGCACCCGCACAGCGCTCTTGCCAGTCGTCGAGTCCCTGTGAACGACGTGCTTGCCGCTCTTGTCGCAGTCGACGGAATCCTTGCCGTCGCTGCTGGTGAACTTCGCGTCACACTTGCCCATCTCGATCTCCTTCGTGGGGGCGGGGTGGAGCGGTCTGCTCCGGAAGCGCGACCACCCGGGAGCGGTCGCGCAACCGCAACGACCGCTCAGCCGAGCAGGCGGCCGAGGCCCTTCGGACGGGCCCCCGCCTGACGCAGCGCGTCCTCCTGCAGCTTGTTCGCCTTGCGTGAGCCGACCTGCTGCTCCAGCACCGCCCGCGCCTTGCGCTTCTCGACGGACGTCACGCCGTGTCCGTTCGCCGCGATCGCGAGGGTCCGCAGGTCATTCGCCGACGCGGACTTGCCCTGCAGCTTCGCCTTCTCGGCGTCGCTCATCTTGCTGCTGAAAAGCCCCATGATGGGTGTGCTCCTTCGTTGGGTTGAGGGGGTGGCGTCCCGTCCGTTGCCGCGGGCGGGACGCACAAGGTTGGGTTGAGGTCAGGAGTGGATCCACCACATGCCGGACTCGCGCGCCTTCACCGCAGCGGCGGCCTGCTGCTCCTGGTGGAACTTGGCCTTCTTCTGGTCACCGCGGGCGGCGGCCTTCACCGCAGCGGCGGCGTGACCGTCGCGGACCAGCGCCCAGTTCGTCGTCTGCGGGGCTGGCTCGGGCTTCTTGCTGCTGAGCAGACCCATCGGGGGTCCCTCCTTCTGGTGGTGGTGGTGGGGCGGGTACCGGTCGGAGCCCGCCGGGGTCAGTTGGGGTTGGCGATGTACCGGGTCACTGCGAAGCCACCGAGGACTACCGCGAGCACGAGCACGCCCATGTCGTCAGCGGCGTACGCCCACAGGCCAGCCGCCGCGAACAGGCCAAGGGTGATCAGCTTGAACGTGGCCGGGCCGACCAGCTTGAGGACGATCACCCCGACCGCCACGGACACGACGGCCTTGACGAGCAGCGGCGTCATCGGGCACCCCCGGTGATGGCGCGTTCCGCCTGAGACCGACGCACACCCAGGACCGGGCGGCCGTGCGTGGCGACCGGCCCCACACGGACCCGCAGCGCCTGCAGGTTGGTCGCGAGGTCCTCCGGCGTCCAGTCGTCGTACGCCCCGGGCCGCACCTTCGTGAGGCGGGTCAACAGCTCCGGCAGGGGCAGCGACGGCGCGGGGCCGAACGCAGCGAGCACGTCCACCCCCAGCCGGTCACCGGCCACAGGCGCGCGCCGCCCCCGCAGCACGGTCTTGGGGAGATTCATCGATCGGTTCCTTCCGGTGGTCAGTCGTCTTTGCGGCCGAGCGGCCCGCGAATCTCGCCCCGGCGTCCGCAGCGGGGGCAGGGCCGGTACCGGCCGGGGATGATGGCGCTGCGGATCTTCCCGGTCCCCTCGCACTTCGGGCACTCACGGAGCGGGTTCCGAGCGAGGCTCACCCACACCGCGACGATCGCCACGATGACGATCAGGACCGGGAGAACATGATCCATAAGGGGCTCCTTTCAAGAGCCGGAGGTGGGGTCGGGACCCCTAACCGGGGTTAGTGATCCCACCGCTGGGTTAGGCCACCCGGATTTCGGGACTGACCTGCGGAAAGTGGGCTGGGTTAGCTGGGTTAGGTCGGTTAGTTCCAGGCCTTCCAGACCCCTCCAGAAGGGGTTTCGCGGGGTGCGGCACCACCTCACTCACCCGCCTCTCGGGACGCCTTCACGCTCCGCACCTCGGCCGGGTCGAGCCACAGGATGTTGGCCTTGTTCGTGACCCGCACCCCGTACTCCCGCGTCAGGATGTCCCGCAGATCCGTGCCACGAAGGGACTCGTACGGGCGCCAGCTCGGGGCGAGCTCCCGCAGCCTCGGAGGGATGTCAGCCACGCGCACCCGATCGGCGCCGAGGACCTCGTCCAGGTCATCGAGAAGGTCCCGGCCCGGGGTCGGTGCGGGCCTGCCGCTCGGGCCGATGCCGGCCTTCTCCCGGATCCGCATCGCCCGCTCGACCACCGGCCCGGCCTGCGCCTGCGACACGAAATGACCGCGCAGCAGGCCAGGCTTCGGGGTGAACCCACGGGCCATGAACGTGCCGACGTCGCCAGGCCCTTCGTCGGTCTTCGGCTCCAGCCCCACGGCGGAGATACCCGCCTTGTAGGAGCCGGTGCCCAGCACCGCGTCGTTGGACAGCTGGTCACCGATGGCGAAGCACGCCCGGTTCGACGTCACCGCGATCAGACGCCGCGGCAGGGAGTCCGACGACGGTTCCGGCGTCGCGTACACCAGCGTGATGGCGTACTTGCGGGCGGCGTTCTCCAGCTTCACGCACGTCTCGATGGCCTCCTTGCGGAGGGTTTCGTGCAGGAACAGCGCCTGGCACTCATCGATGACGGCGATCCGCGGGCGGAGCCGGGCGTCCTTCTCGGCGAGCTCCCGAGTCACCGCACGGGCGCCGTGCTCCTTCAACGCCTTACCGCGGACGGTCAGGTCGGCGTACAGGTCCCGCAGGTTGTTCAGGCACGCCTCCGCCACGTCGTCCCCGGCTCCGGTCATGAGCGTCCGCAAGCGGGGCCGCATCGGGTCGTAGTCGGCGTTGTCCGCCATGACGAACACGTCGATGTCGACCAGCGGGTCGAGCATCGCCCCGAGCAGCAGCGTGATGATGAGGGACGACTTGCCGGAGCCCATCATTCCGGCGATGACGTAGTTCGCCTCGAACAGCCGCCCGTTGACCCGCCGGCCGCGGATGTCCACTGCGACGGGGACGCCCTTGAAGTAGTCGGCGGTGCCGTCGTTGAGCAGCGGCCACGGCTCGACCGGGCCGGATAGGGATCCCTGGTCGGCGACCCACAGGTCCAGCACACCGGGCAGGTCGCGGGGTTCGGTGGCCCACACCTCGACGGGGAACCGGACGAGGTTGTGCGCGAGGAGCTTCTTCTTGTCGTTGATCATCTCGACGGTCACGGCCGGGGGCAGCTCCAACTGCGTGTGGTAGCCCTTGCCGTCCCGCTCGGTCGGCAGGACGAACCGGGGCCGCCACCCCTCCTTGAAAGCGCGGTCGAGCTTGGAAATCCCCAGCTCACGCAGCGCGTTGAGGATGGCCCCTTCGTCGGGGATGAGATCGCGGTCCTTGACTTCGTCCTTGTCGGCGATCAGCCAGCCCACGGGGGTTCCGCGGCGCTTACCCTCCCGGAACGCGGACACCACGAGCGCCACCGGCAGGACCGGCCACAGCCACTTGACCAGCGTCAACAGGGCCTTGATGACGTTGCCGGCGATGTGCCACACAGTCGGGAAGTCGCCGACACCGGTCGCCCACACGGCGGTGGACAGGGCGAGCAGCAGCATCAGCGCGCCGATGATGCTGATCCCGAGGACCTTCGCGATGTTCATGGCGAGGATCGGCAGCTCCATCAGCCGGTCGTGCCGCTGGTGCTTGGCCTTCTCCATCCGGTCGACCCACTCCGCGAGTGCCTCGCGGTCGCCGATCGCTTCGGCCTGGCGGATCGCCCGCCGGTACACACCCAACGTGAGGCCGTCCCAGGCGCGGACCTGCCACGAGTGCCAGCCCTGACCTGCGGTAACGGCCACGTGGGCGGTCACGCGGGCGGCCTTCACCGTCCCGGGGGAGGGGCGGACGGCGATGACCTTCCCGCGGATCGGCGCCGGGAGCATCCGCACAGGCGGGGTGTTCGGTTCGTCTACGACCTCGCCCTCGTAGACGTACTGCTCCACCTCGTCGCGCTCGTCGTCGGGGACGGGCAGCGGCGGGGCGTCCTCCGGCCGGCGAACAGGCAGCCGCTGCGCCTCCTCTTCGGTGAGCTCGTCGTCGTCCTCTTCGGGGAGGAGTTCGACCTTCGGGCGCTCCTCGCCGCCGGGGATCAACCGGAACGGCCTGGTCATCGGATACCTCCCAGAGAGCCGACGTGGGCGGTGACGGCGAGCAGGATCGACGTGGTGATGAGCAGGGCCACCATGACCGCGCCCCATCCGAGGGCGGCTGTGGTGCGGAGGAACCCGGCGCGGCGGGCGGCGGCGACCATCTCGGCGGGGGTGCGGGCGTTGTCCTCGACCTCGTGCAGGGAGCACACCGCGAGCAGCAGCACCACGAGGATCGGGGCCAGGTAGGAGAGCATCAGGACACCTCCGTCAGGTCGAGGTCGTCAGCGAGCGGGGTGTGGTGCCCGTTCACGGGCTCCTGGAAGGTCGCTGACGGCGCCTTCGGGGCGTCGTGGCGCACCGCGGGCGGCCAGATCCGGACGAGGTCTTCGAGGTACGACTGGATACGGTCCGCCTTCGGCTGACCGACCCGGAGGTCGGCCTTGATGCGCTTCACGCCGGGCACGCGGCCCTCGGAAAGCTCGTCGGCGTACCTGTTCGCAGCGACCGGGTACAGCGGGTCGGGTACGGGTCCGTTGGGCAGCGAAGGCGCAGGCTGCTCCGCGGGTACCCCGGGTACCTCGGCCTCGTCGGTGGGGTCGTCGCCGGGGGTGGGGGTACCCAGGCGGGTACCGGTACCCGCCGCGGCGGTGAGCGGGTGGTCGAGGGCCGCCCAGGGGGCGACCGCGGGCATGGTACGGAGGTCGCCGGCGGAGAACACGGCGCCGATCTGGTCGAGCATCTGCCGCATCCTGGCTTCGTCGGAGGCGAGGGCGGCGTGTTCGACGGCACGCTCGACGGCCCGGTCCAACCGGGCGAGGGCGCGGGTCAGCTTGCCCTTGCGGGCGCCGGACTGCTCCAGCATTCGGGCGCGCTTGGCGGCCTTCGCGACCCTTGTGAGGCGGCGGTGCGCGTCGACGTCGGACGCGGTGCGGTCGGACGACTCGGCCAGGCCCAGCCGGACGAGGATTCGTTCGGGGGTGATGCGCCAGTTGATGCGCTTCTTCCCGGTGAGGCGGCGCCGCTCGATGCTCATGCCGCGTTCCCACAGCCACGCCGCCACCAAGGGGGCGGTGAGGCGGAACACGAACTCGGCGAGCGACTCGGCTTCCAGACTCGACAGGACCGCCGACAGGGAGGTGAGGACCCACACGGCGGTGCCGTCGATGCCGGCGGAGTGGTGGTCCCGCATGTTGCGTCGGGCCCGGACCGCGGACGCCAATACGGCGATCTCGATGAACGCGAACAGCGCGACCCGGAACTCGACGGTGACGGCGGGGAACACCTTCTCGAAGAAGTGCCACATGCCGGACATGGACACGCCGGTCGCGATGCCCGCGGCGAGGTAGGTCAACAGGTCGGCGGGGTTCGCAGTCCGCAGGGACCGTATGGCGGGGCGGAGGATCGCGAGGATCAGTCCTGCGGCGAGGACAGCGCCTCCGGTCCACCATGCGAAAGTGGGGACGATGGTCAGCAGATTGAGCAGGGTGTCCATCACGCCACCTCCTGGCGGGCGTGCCGGCGGATGGTCCGCAGCTTCTGGTACCGCTGCCAGGGGGCGAGACCGCCACGCACGCCGTGGATCCACGAGCGGGGCAGGTCGACCTCCTCGTCCAGGGCCAAGGTGAGGCACTCGGTCTTGACGGGGCATTCGGCGCACAGGTCCGCCGCGACGTACTCGTATGCCGCCTTGCGGGTCTCGTACGCCTCCTGCGATTCGGCGCCGCCCTTGCGGGGCTCGTCGGGGTGCCAGGCGTCCGGGTCGGGCGCGTCCACGCAGTCGCCGAACCAGATGAGGAGCCACCTGAGGTCGGCGGCTTCGGTCGGGGTAAGCATTGGTGTCACTCCTGATCAAGTTGGTCGGGCGTTACGTGTCCGTCCGGTGTTCGCATCCCGGGCCCCGGCTGGCGTCACCGCCTCCGGTCGGACTGGGTGGGTCACTTGACGACGGCGCTCACGAACGTCGCCGCGCGCTCCGCACCGGTCTGCACCGTGCCGACCGCGCCACGAACGGCGTCAGCGGCGTTGGTGGGGCGGGTGAACAGGTAGAACGCGGCGAACGCGATCGCCGCCCACTTGATCCAGCGCATGTACTGCATCTCGGTCTCCTTCTGGGTGGTCAGGTGTTGTGATGAGGGGTGGTTCTCGGGCCGGGGATCCGGGACCCCGGCCCGAGGACCGTCAACAAGTGAGGGCCTCGCCCCGTACTCCGCCCGCCCACAACCGGTGCAGGCGGCGGATCGCCGCGATGTCAGCGATGTCCTTGGGGCGGCGGGCGGCTTCCTTCCACGCCAGGACGTCACCCAGGCGCATGAACGGGATGCCGTCGATCCGGTCGGCGGTGTCGATGAGGTGGTCGGTACACCAGCCGGGGGTCCACCGGTCGACGAACTCGATTGCGTGAGTGGGGTGGTTGACCCGCCAGCCGTGCCCTGACAGGGCCGGTTCCGGCATGGCCAACGAGATGGCGACCTTCCAGGCGGCGCCGCGGGTGAGGACGTCGAGGTCGCCCATGCGGGTGCGCAACCCGCGAACGTACAGGGCGGCGGAGCCGCACACCACGTAGTTCCCGTTGGGGAGGTTCAGGCGGGCGAGCTCGGCGAACAGGCCTGCGGGGTCGGTGATGGTGACGGTCATAGTGGGCACCTCCTTCGCTCGGTTAGAGGGTGATGATCAGTGCGGTGATGAACAGCCAGCCCACGTGCCAGGACTGGTCGAGGGCGTGCGCGCCGGACCCGAGGTGGCCGGCACCGAGGCGGTAGAACTCGGCCTTGCCCAACCGGTCGGCGAGCCGCTGCAGGGTGACCCTGCGGTCGGCCCAGTAGTGCGAGGCGGCGTCCATGGCCAGCCCGGCGAGCAGCGGCAGCAGGTGCAGGGTCAGCCCGGCCGCGATGACAACCAGGGCCAGGGAGGCGGTTTTGGTCAGGGTCAGCGTGGCGACGTGCCGGGCGCAGGCGGCCCGCCCCTCCCAGCCCGGGTTGCCCTTCGCGCAGGCGTCGGCGTGGGTCTGCACCCAGATGTCACCCACCGAGTGGGCGGCGTACAGGGCCGCGAACACGGCGGCGAACGTCGCGGGGGCGGTCACCTGTCTACCTCCATCCCTGGTCACGCATTCGCCGTTCGAACCTCGCCGCCTCGCGCTGCTCCCGCTCGACCCGGCGGGCGAGGGTGGGGCATGTCGTCTCGTGCTGGGACTCGTCGGCGGGGTTGCAGACGCCGCAGCCGCGGCAGTGCGCCCCGTCTCCGCGTCCGCAGCCTTCGCACCTCATCGGGTCTCCTCGGTGCTGTCGTCGTCCACGTCGTCCCAGAGGGCGTCCAGCAGGCCGGGCACGGCGTCGTCGCCGAAGTTCTGCCGGAGCGCCTCGACCAGGTCGGGGAGGGCGCAGTCGTGGTCGTCGGAGCGGCTCATCGGGTCCTCACTTCGGGTCGCGGCAGACGTGGGAGTCGCCGGAGTACACGGCGCCGCACTTCGGGCGGTTGCAGGTGTTCATGGGCTTGCCGGGCTTCTGCTTGCTGGCGCCGGCCGGCCACTGGTTGGCGGTCTTCATCGGGTCACCGCCGGGCGCTCGGTCGGGAGGTCAGCGGCGTACACGCTGCTGCCGGTCTCGGGGCACCACCAGAGGACAGGGCCACCAGCGAGGGGCAGGCTGTGGCAGGAGCATGTGTGCTGCGTCACGACGCCGCCCCCATCTCGTCGTCCTGGTCCAGGGCGATCTCCCGGCAGGCCAGGAACAGGGAGAACTCGGGGGAGCGGAAGAACGCGAGCTGCGCCCGCTCCTCGCCCTCGGTGAGGTTGTTCAGGAACTCCGCCACGTAGGCGGCGGGCGTGGCGTCCTCGGTGAGGACAAGCGTCTCCGTACGGAAAGCGCGGGCGTTACTCTGGGACATCAGATCGTTCTCCTGTCGCTAGCAGGGCGGGCGGTTCAGAGGGTCTGTTGGTGGTGGCTCACCGGCAGGCCCTCGCTGCGTTTCAGGCGGTCTGGCTCGTGGCCGTGGCGGACATCAGCGTCTCCACGTCCGAAGGCCGGAACCGGTACTCGCGGCCACCCGGCGTCTTCAGAGCCGGGATCTTGCCGGTGCGCGCCCACTCCACGACGGTCGAGACCTCGACGTCGAACAGGTGCGCCACCTCGCGGGCCTTCAGCAGGCGCTTGGACGGGGGCACGGGCATACCTCCAAAACGGACATACGACGGGCTAGGGCGGGCCGCGCTGTGCTTGGCTCGTATGTGATGACTGTAGCGCCTTATCGGAATCCCGACAAGGCTTTCTGTGAGGGGGTGAAGATCTGGCCTTGGTGCTTGCCGGATAAGGTGCCTGAGTGAACCGCCGATAAGGAGCGCCATGGAAGACGTCCCCGCCCACCTGCTCATCGCAGCCGAGCTGCGCGCTCAGATCATGGCTGGCAACCTCGAACCAGGCGCACAACTGCCGAGCACTGCTCAGCTCATGGATCAGTTCGGTGCGGCTACCTCGACTGTCCAGGCCGCGCTAAGAGCGTTGAAGAAAGAAGGCTTCCTGGACAGCCATCGAGGTAAGGGCGTGTTCGTTAAGGCGAGCCCTCTTGCGGTCGTGGACGTTGCCGCCTATTACGACCCGGCATCCCGCGGCGTCACGTACAAGCTGCTCGACGTTGCCGAGGTTCGACCTCCGGCTGATGTGGCGAGGGCGCTTGGTGAGGACCTGGCCGTCCTGCGTTATCGGCGGACTGATCGTGATGGCACGCCCGTCGAGCTGTCCTGGTCGTACTACCCGCTGAGCCTGGTGGCGGGTACGGCATTGACCGGGCGCACCAAGATTCGAGGGGGTGCGCCGGCAGTCCTCGCCGAACTCGGGTATCCCGAGCGCGAGTTCACCGATCGCATCTCGACGCGGGCGGCGACGGCTGAGGAGATCGAACGTCTCAACATTCCGCCGGGTGTCCCTGTGCTTCGACAGTTCCGGGTCATCTACTCGGACGATGCGCGACCGGTCGAGGTGAGCGTCATCGTCAAGGCTGGCAACCGTTTCGAGCTGACGTACCGGCAGGTCATACCGACCGAAGAGGCCTGATCGCTACCGATCGCTACACGGGTTCGATACTCTAGTTCGCATGGAACCTTCGAGTGACCTTCTCGCCGCGATCGATGAAAGCACCCGGCGCTACCGCGAGACCGAGAAAGCCCACGAGGCATCACGACAGGCCGTCATCGCCTGCGTCATCGCCGCGCTGAAGGGCGGGGAGCGGCCCACCGACGTGGTCCGGCACTCGCCCTTCACCGACGCCTATGTGCGCCGTATCGCCCGCCGTAAGGGTGTCGCACCCGCCCCTAGGGGAGGCGGCCCGCGCTCTGATGAAGTCGTCCGCGAGTTCGATGGGTTCGTGTACGGCAGTTCGCCGTTGACCGAACTGCCGTAGCAAATTGCCATCCGCTTGCTACCGGCTCCCTAGCAAGTTGCTACGGCTTTGCTGTGCATCGCACCGCCGATCGGTGGTGCGAGCCGGATGCGATCGGACAGCCGATCGGAGGACTGAGTTGCCCCCAGAAAAGGACAAAGCCCGCCCCGGCCAGGGGGCGGGCTTCCAGGTCCAAGACCGCAGCACATCAACGATACGACACGGAGGACTCCGTGAGGAATCAGTGAGCCCTCCAGGAGTCCTCACGAACGCCTCCGGAGGATGTCCTGAACCTCTCCGGAGGCTTGCATGATCCCGAGGGAAGAGCCTCCCGCCAAGGCGCTATACGCCGTGCGCACATCCTTCGAGTGGCTCAACACCTGGCGGTACGTCCTGGTGCAGCCTTCGGTGAAGCATGTGGGATTCGCGGCGGCCACTTTCAGCAACAGGCGCGGGCACCGCGTGTTCCCCGGCGTGAAGCGCCTGATGGTCATCACCGGTAACTCCAAGCCCAGCGTGATCAACGCTCTGGCAACCCTCCGCTGGCTGGGGTTCCTGTTCCGGGTCGAGAGCTCGTACGGCTCCGAGGGCAGGAAGGCGGACAAGTACCAGCTCAGCGTTCCGAGGTCCCTCGCGCACCTGCCGATGGCCGACTCGAAGTCGGGGGAGCCGCCATCCATCGATGATCTCGGAGAGGTGGCCCGGCATGTGGCGGTGAGACTCGGCGTCGTGAACCGTCTCCGCCTCCCGGTGGGTCAAATGACACAACCAGTTGGTCAACTCATTGAACCCACAGAGGTTAAGTCATTTGACCAATGGTGGTTGTCTCACTTAACCCCAACAACACAGAGAACCAACACAGGTTTTAACCACACAGATCACCAACATTCCGATCGACACGATCGGCGCGATTCTGGCGAATCGCGGCGCAAGTACGACTTCACCAACGAGGACGATTGCTTCGACTACGTCTACGACGCCTTCGGTGACGATCTCGACCCCTTCGAAGCGTCCATGGCGGACGGCATGCTTGCGCAGGACTATCACCCGAAGGCCATCGTCAACACGATCCGGCGGAGGCGAGAGGACGCCTGACCGAGGGACCGGAAGCACACTTCCGGGCGGAACCCTGCTTCCGGCCCTTCGGGCGGAACTGTGCTTCCGGGCGGAAGTCCACTTCCGGTCCCTCGGAGTCCGGGCGGATTCCACCCGGACTCCGCCCGGATCTTCTGCCAAGCTGGTCGGCATGGCCTACATCGAGGACCGCGTCTCCACCGTCGAGACGGACATCCGCGAGATCCGCGAGGACATCGGCGTCATCAAGGCCGGGCAGACCAACCTGGAACGGTCGTTCGCGTTGATGCGGGACGACGTGGCGGAGTTGAAGGCCGGGCAGATCGAGATCCGGAACTTGCTCGCCCGGATCGTGGCGAAGCTCGACGGCGTCGCCCAGTAGCGGAACACCCAGAGGGCCGCCTCGCCGTAGCGGGGCGGCCCTACTGCTATCCGCCAGCCGGGAGCGTGCACAACGTCCCGGACGGGCTGGACCCCGACTCCTCCCGCACCACCTGCCCGTCAACCTTGATGCGGCAGATCATCTCCGCGGCGGCGCCGTCGTTGAACACCGTGAACGTCACCTTGGGCACCTCGCCGTCGATCGACAGGGTCTCGGTGAACGGCAACGCTGTGCGGTCTTTCCGCTGGTGCCGGAACGGCGAGGTCGGGGTGGACGCCACGCTGTAGATCACGGTCCCCAGGGAGGAAGCCCCATCGCGGCTTTCGGCCTCGAACGTGATGGTGTGGTCGGCGGCCGGCTGGGTGACGGTGAGACGGGTCCGCTCGGTGGCAGGGTCTGCCTGCTCGCTGGTGCAGGCGGCGGCGGTGAGCGCAAGCAGGGCGGCGGCGAGGGGGCGGCGCATCAGGTCTCCGGGTGCTCGGGGGTGTTCGGTAGACGGATCATGTCCCCGCAGGGGTTTACGCTGGTAGACCCGTGTGACCTGATCGTTAACGACTGGTGTGTCTAACGGACGATGACCAGCCAGATCGTGGGAACGCCCGCCTACATGGCGCCCGAGCAGCTCGCGGCGGGCGAGCTCGGCTTCGCCCTCGACGTGTTCGCCTGGGCGTCCACGATCGCGTTCGCCGCCATGGGCCGTCCGCCGTTCGGCGCCGACGCCATCCCCGCCATCATCAACCGGATCCTCAACCAGGAGCCCGACCTGGAGGGGATCGAGTCGCCGCTGCGCGACCTGCTCACGGCCTGTCTCGCCAAGGACCCGGCACGGCGGCCGACGGCGCGGGAGATCGTCGACCGCCTCGTCCGCCCACGCCACGACGCCCCGGCCGTGCCGGTGGCGCCCGGGGTTCCGGGGGCACCCGCCGCGCCGGCCGGATCGGGCACGCCGGTCTCGCCCGCCGGGGGCGGTGCGCCGTACGCGCCGGGTACGCCGGGCGCGCCAGGTGTCCCGCCCGCGCCCGGCGCGCACGCCGGGCCGGGCACGCCGATGCCGCCTGCCACGGGCGACGCGCAGTCCGGGCCGATCACGGGACCTGCCACGGGACCTGCCACGGGACCTGCCACGGTGCCGGGAAGCAACAGTCGTGGGCGGGTGCGGGCCGTCGTCGCCGCCGTGGCCGTGGCGGTGGCGGCCACGGTGGCCGCCACCGTCGCGCTGCTGCCGTCCCTGCATCTGCCGTTCACCGGGACTGGCGTCTCCGCGACGGAGCGAGCGGCGGCGGTCGGCACGCCCCCGCCCGCGTCGGCGGACACCGGCGGCGGCCCGTCCCCGTCCGCGCTCGCGGTTCCGTCGCCCGTCGCCGTCTCGCGATCCGCGTCGCCCGCCGCCTCACACCCGCCGCGGGTGAGCCGGTCCACGGCCAGGCCGGCCACCACCCGGCCGGTCCCGACGCGTACGGTCACCGCACGGCCGACAGTACGCCGGTCGAAGACGACCGCGCCGGTCCCCGCGGAGTCCCCGGTGGAGAAGAAGCAGGCGAAGCCCTCGCCCACGCCCGCCCAGCGGGTAGTGGAGCTGGGACCCGGCCGGTTCACCGACTACTGCGTGAGCCTCGGCTGGGAGTGGGTCGAGTATCGGGAGACGCCCACGCCCGGCGCGTACTGCGTCAAGCGCAAGGGCGACACCATGTATCTCTCCCAGAGCCAGCGCGACGCGGGCTGCCGCTGGCGCTACCACGACCCGAAGGCGTTCCACCGGTTCAAGGGCAAGTCGAACTACTGCTACACCTACCGCTGA